CGTAAGCCAGTACAAGAACCCTGCATTGATGGACAACATCGGCATCAACGAAGCTTTGGACATGAGCCCCAAGCAGTTCGTCAACCCTGATCCAAAGATGGGCCACTCATTGCCTGTAGGCGGCGTGGACAAGGTCGGCGGCTTGCCCATCGGCGGCGTGGATCAAAGCGCGGCTCCCGGCATGCAGTTCGCCCCACAAGATCAACAGGGCCAACAAGGCCAGCCAGATCAGCAAGGTGGCCTGCCACAAGGTGGACAACCTCCAGCGGCTGGCCCAAGCGCCCCATCCCACCCCACCAATATCCTGAGCCTGACACCGCAAGGCCGGGCATTGGGAGCCATAGCACCTCAAGGCATGGCAAGGGGTGGAAGCATGACCCCCAAGCAAAGAGCCGCAATGCGCTTCAAGATGGAGCAGAAGAAGCGCATGCCCCACTTGGCTGGTGGCGGTCAACCTCCAAAGAACAAAAAGCCATACGAGGAGATTGGGCACGAGAAGCGCGTGCTGTTCCGTGGCGAAGGCTATGGAGACACCCAAGGCATCATCGTGCCTCGACACATGTGGCATGGCGGTCATGGCTCCAACGGAGAAAAGATGCCGGGCATGCAGGAGTTGAATGAGGCTCGCGCACAGGTTTATGGATCAGAAAACCGCGACCCATTGCAAATCTCTCAGGTGGGGAAATTGCACCAGCAGATCCTTAACGACCACTTTGCCAAACCACTGGACGAACAACTGGCGGCAGAGAAGGCCGCATTGATCAGGCTCAAGCAGGCCAAGCACATCAGCCAAAACGGCGACACATTGGACAAGAGCGAGAAGCTCGACACCGTGAACCACGAGCACGATGAGAAAGGCCGCACATACAAAGGCTTTGCATCCAAGGGCGTGGCAGGCAGTTCCCTGTACACCTCAGGCCATGGTGAGAACCGCAAGTTCCACATCATCAACACCTGCCCCGGTCAAACGGTTGGCTGTGGCGGTGGACACGACGAGAACGGCATCATTGACACTATGAAGGGCACCTGTTTTGCCCCCAATGCTGAGTCCCAGTATGCCGCCGCCGCCGTGCGCAGAGCGGCCCATGAGCAGGCCAAACACGACCCGGCAATGACAGGCGACTGGATCCTTGCACACACAGGTTCACTGCGTGATGCCGCAAGAGTTGCAGACAAGCAAAACAAACGCCTGCTGTTCCGCCCCAACGTGGTGGACGAGACCGACGTGTCTTCACGCCATGTCCTGCGCCACCTGAACAAGCAACGCAAGGAAAGCAAACTGCCTCCGATCACCGCCAACTCATACGGCAAGACCAACGAGTTGCATGATCCAGAAAACGGTTACTTCGTGACCCACTCCAACGTCGGCCCTAAGGTCAAGCAAGGCGCATCGGTTGAAGGCAACATTGCACGAGACAAGGCTCGCGTGCGCAATACAATCTTGGCAACCGATTCATCCGGTCGTGACTTTGTCAATGAGCAGGGCAACAAGACACCACCCAAAGGCTCCTACATGGTGACCGATGTCAAGCGCGGCTCACCCTTGAGCAAAGAGATGGAGAGGCACATCACCCATGCCAAATATTGGGCCACTGGCAAAACACCAGAGGAGATGAGCCGGGAAGAAAAGGCCGAGCCAGAGGAGGCTCACTACGATGGGAACGGCAACTTAACCACCGAAGACAAAGCTCACTACGGGCACATCACCTTCAATGGCAAACGCTTTGACTATCAAAGACAGCACGTCCTTCACCCACGTTTGGTGAATGTGCCTGAGCGCAAGAAGAACAAAAAGACCGGCGAGATGGAAACAGTGGATCACCTGATCCCCACCGACTCACGGTTCAAAGACGAAGACTTCCTGCCCAAAGAACGCTACATGACCAAGACCGGCAAAAAGGCTGGTCACATCCTGATGACGACTCCAACTGAGTCCACCAGCACATTGGGCCACCAGACATCATTCACTCACCATGTTGGCCCAGAGCATATTGACTATGCCAAACGCAACAAAGGCGAGTATGAGATCGACGGCCCACTCCAACAGGAGATGGCGGCAGGTAAAGAATATGCCGAGCCACAACCAATTCAGATCCTGAAAAAGAAAAAGAACTTTGCTTTGGGCGGCTCTGTTGTGGGTGACAATAGCGACCACTTAGGTGACGACGACTTCCATGCATTCCCCGAAAGAAACTTTGCCGCACAGCATCACCTTGCAAAACGCATGGGTGTAGAGGACGTAAGCGAATTACATCCTTCTCTGTTACACAACTATGAGGCTCAATAATGTCAGACGATATCAACATTGACGAACAAGAAGACGGCTCGGCAGTCGTCGATATGCCTGAGATGGACACTGAGGAGCAACCCGACGGCTCCGCCATTGTTGAAGTCAATGACGGCCCTGAGTTCAACCCAGAGTTCTATGACAACCTTGCCGACGTAGTTGACCCCGGCACGCTGTCAAGCCTGACCTTCCGCTACTTGGATTTGTTGGAGAGCGACAAGCAGGCCCGGGAACAGCGCGACAAACAATACGAAGAGGGCATCAAGCGCACAGGCATGGGCAACGATGCACCCGGCGGTGCCACCTTCATGGGTGCCAGCAAGGTGGTGCACCCCGCCATGGCTGAGGGCTGTGTGGACTTCGCATCCCGTGCCATCAAAGAGATGTTCCCACCTGACGGCCCAGTCAAATCAAAGATTGTCGGCAAGCAAGATGACATCAAGGCCGCCATCGCAGAGCGCAAGGTCAACTACCTGAACTGGCAGATCACCGAGCAGATTGAAGAGTTCCGCGACGAGCAAGAACAGTTGCTGACTCAGTTGCCACTGGGCGGCTCACAGTATTTCAAGATTTGGTTTGACGAAGACAAGAAGCGCCCAGTCGTTGAGTTCCTGCCCATCGACCGTGTGATCCTGCCATTTGCGGCAACCAACTTTTACACCGCCCAACGCGCGGCTGAAGTGCACGAGATCACCACCCATGAACTTGAGCGCCGCATCAGTTCCGGCATGTACCGCGACATCAGCTACATCAAAGCCTCAGAGTCAATTGAAGAAGGCAAGGTGGCTCAGGCCAACAACAAGGTCGAGGGCAAAAGCTTTCAAGAAAACAAAGACGGCTTGCGCAAAATCTTCCACATCTACACCTATTTGGAACTGGAAGACGACAAGCACACCAAAGGCAAGATGGCACCGTACATCTTGATGATCGACGAGTTGGACAACGAGGTGCTGGGCCTATACCGCAACTGGGAAGAGTCCGACAAGACCATGACCAAGCTGGACTGGATTGTGGAGTTCAAGTTCATTCCATGGCGCGGTGCCTATGCCATTGGCCTGCCCCATCTGATTGGCGGCCTCAGCGCGGCTTTGACCGGCTCCCTGCGTGCTTTGCTGGACTCGGCACATATCAACAACGCCGCGACCATGCTCAAGCTCAAGGGCGCAAAGATCAGCGGTCAATCCCAGCAGGTCGATGTCACCCAGATCGTGGAGATCGAAGGCGCACCCGGCGTGCAGGACATCCGCCAGATCGCCATGCCCATGCCGTTCAATCCGCCCAGCCCTGTGCTGTTCGAGTTGCTGGGCTTCTTGGAAAAGGCCACCAGCAGTGTTTTGACCACGGCTGAGGAGAAGATAGCCGACATCAGCGCACAGGCTCCCGTAGGCACCACACAAGCCCTGATTGAGCAGGGCTCGCAGGTGTACTCATCCATCCACGCACGCCTGCATGAATCACAGGCTCGCGTGCTGAAGATCCTGTGCCGGTTGAACCGTTGGCACTTCGACGACATGCAGAAGTCGGACATCGTCACCGACTTGGAAGTCACCCGCGAAGACTTCGCCAAGAACACCGACGTGGTGCCAGTCAGTGACCCGCACATCTTTTCTGAGACCCAGCGCATGGCCCAGAACCAAGCGGTGCTGGCGCTGGCTGAGAAGCACCCCGACCAGTTCAACATGGGCAAGGTGATTGCTCGCCTGCTCAAGCAGATGAAGATCCCCAACATCAACGAGATCATGGTGGATCAGCCGTCACCTGAACAGCGCACGTCTGCGGATGAAAATGCCGCCATGTTGATCGGTCAGCCTGCATACGCATACATCCAGCAGGATCACATTGCGCACATTCAGGATCACCTGCAATTCGCCATGAACCCATTTATGGGCCAGTCGCCATTTGCTGACCCCAACTACCTCAACAACCTGATTGAGCACATCAAGCAACACATGACCTTGTGGTACCTGAACCGCTCAAACGGCTACGTCGAGGAGTCCACCGGCAAGCCCATCAAAAACTACAACGATCCGAAATACACACCGGTTGTTGACAAGTTATACACAGTGGTTGGTGCGCATGTGATGATGGACACGCAAGAGGTGTTCAAAGACTTCATGCCGTCGTTTGAAAAGCTGACGCAGATGGCTCAACAGCGTCAGAACCAGCCTCCTCAGTTGCCGCCCGAGGCACAGGTGGTCAAAGACACCAGCATGGCTGAAACACAGCGCAAAGCGCAAGCTGACAAGGCCAAGCAGGCATACGAGCAGGCCAAGTTGCAGATGGAACAACAAGCCCATGCCATGGACAATCAGACCAAGATTGAAATCGAGAATGCCAAGCTGACTCACGAGACGATTCAGCATGCAAACGAGTTGGCGTTTACGCCACCACCCGCCGCACCTGCGGCACAACCACAAGGAGGCCAAGATGGCATCGGACAATGAGCAAAAAAGCGTGAATGTGCCCCAGCACAAGCGCCTTGCCCAAGGAGAGAAGCTGGACGGAACTAGCCTGAAACCGAAAGGTGGCAGTACTAATCCGATTAGTAAATCTCATGGCGGCTTGTCGCACGCGAAGAAGAAATGATCGAAGCTCTGATTCACAGAATCAAGATATGCCAGAGTGAGTTGCAAGTATCCCTAGCGATAGGGATGCCGATAACTTGGGAAGCATATCAACGCATGGTTGGCGAATATCAAGGGCTCCAAAAGGCCATGGATATCATCGACAACATGTTGGAAGAGGAAAACAGTTCCGATTAACCAAGCACTGCAAAGTGCGTCAATGCACCTGAAATATGGTGTGGAAGGAAAGTGATGAGCGAGAAAGACCCAATCCCTACGATTGAGGGCAATGCAGGCGTAGCCGACCCAGTTGAACTGGCGTGGGCATTCCCTGAAGTAAACCCCGGACAGCGTCCATTTGGGGGTCGAGTGATAGTGCAACTGCGGCGGATTAAAAAGAAGGCAGGACGCATCATCATCGTTGATGAAACCAAGGAAAACGAGAAGTGGAACAACATGATCGGCAAGGTCGTGGCTATTGGCCCACTCGCGTTCAAGAACCGAGACACCATGCAACCTTGGGCCGAAGGCTCATGGGCTGAGATTGGCGACTTTGTTCGCGTTCCTAAGTGGGGCGGAGACCGTTGGGAGCGAGCAGTTCCCGGTGAAGACGGCGAAGACCCAGTGTTATTCATGACGATCAACGACCATGAACTGATTTCGGCAGTCACAGATGACCCGTTGTCGTTCAAAGCCTACGTTTAAGGGGGAAATATGGCAACAGCAGAACAAAAAGAGCTTGCACTGGAAACCATTGAGTCGGATGACGGCTCTGCGGTGGTGGAAGTTGATCCCGCAATGCTCATTCCTGAGGAAAGTGATGAGCAAAACGGGTTTGAAAGAGCAAAAGAAGGCGGAAGTGTGGATAAATCCACCGATTCCGCTGACGAAGACCATCCAGACGATGATGAAGAGCTTCGTTCCGCCAAAAGGAACCGTCGCCGGGCTAAAAAAGACCTGATCCGCAAGACAAATCAGGAAAAAGATGCCCAGTTGATGGCCTTGAAGCGCGAAAACGAAGAGTTCAAGCGTCGTTTGAGCCTAGTTGAGCGCAGTGCCAAGACTGAAGGCTTGATGCGCATCGACAAAAACCTTGAGGATGCCAACTACCGGGTGGAATACGCCAAGTTGAAGCTGGCTGAGGCGACTCAAAACGCTGATGGTCAGGCAATGGTGGAGGCACAGACCCTCTGGAACGCCGCGCAACGCGAAGTTGACCAACTGACGCAGGTTCGCAAGCAGGCCGACCAAGAGTTGAGACAGCCTCAGCAACAGCAGGGTGCCGACCCCATGGTTCAGCGCCTCGCACAACGGTGGATGTCCCGCAATTCTTGGTACAACCCATCGGCAACAGACCCCGACAGCCGAGTCGCCAAAAAGATCGACGAACTGATGGGCGCACAGGGCTGGGATCCGACCGATCCCGACTACTGGGATGAGCTTGATAGCCGTTTGCAAAAAGAGTTGCCCCACCGCTACAATGACAGCAATGACGACGATTCCCGTAATGTCAGAAGACCAAGGAATGTTGTGGGTAGCTCAGGACGTGAAGCATCTGCCGCTTATGGTGGTTCTAACCGAACCCAATTTGTACTATCACCTGATAGGGTGAAAGCTATGAAGGAAGCTGGTGCTTGGGACAATCCTGAACGCAAAGCAAAAATGATTAAGCAATTCATGGCTTATGACCGCGCCAACCGCAACTAATCTAAGGGGAAAACATAATGGAATCACGTCTCAAAAAATCTCTCAACGCTGGTGGTCGCCAAGACCGCACGAACGGGGAAGCATCCCACCAAGCGCCTGAAGATAAGTTCATTTCTACGCAGGAACTAGGAAACATGTGGAGCGAGGAATGGACGCAATCAGCATTGCCCAAACTGCCCGTCTTGGATGGGTGGCACCTTTGCTGGCTTTCAACAACCAACAGTTACGACTCCATCGATAAAAGGATTCGCCTCGGATACGTTCCAGTTAAATCTGAAGAGTTCCCGGGCTTTGAGAATTACCGAGTGAAGTCAGGCGAACATGTTGGCTACATCTCCTGTAACGAGATGTTACTGTTCAAGATCCCAATGGAAATCTACCAGAAGGTCATGACCTTGATGCACCACGACAAACCTCGTGAGGAAGCTGAAAAGGTTCGTGTACAGCAGGAAAATCTTCAAGGGGCACGCGACAGCAACGGTCGTCGGTTGGTGCAAGTTGAGGGCGAAGGTATGGGTTCTATTGATCAGCAACCAACCAAAACGCCCGTATTTGCGGGTTAACCAAGGAGTTAAACATGTCTAGTACATCCGCTCCGTTTGGCTTGCGTCCTGCGTTCCATCCCTCCGGTCTGGATCGCGCACAGGCGCTGGCTAACGGCATCACATCGGGTTATTCAACCCAAATCTTGAAGGGCCAGCCTGTCGCATACTCTGCGTCAGCAGGCGTGATTGTTCCCCTCACTACGGCTCCTGCCGCTGGCTCCGCTGTTGCGTGGTCTGGTGCATTTGCCGGCGTTGAGTGGACTGACACCACTGGTCGTCGTCGTGTGTCCAACTATTGGCCTGCAAGCACTGCCTACACCACTGGCTCTTGCGTAGCTTATTTCTATAACGACAACAACATCGTTTATGAAATCCAAGCTGACGGTTCAATGGCTCAAACCACCATCGGCAACGAATACAACTTCACCAACACAACCGCTGGTTCATCCACCACTGGTCTGTCACAAGCCACCTTAGGTGCTTCGACAGCCGCTGGTAACGGTGTCCAAGGTCAAATGCGTGTCGTTGATTTGGCCCCCTATGTGGACAATGCGTGGGGTGATTCCTACACCATCGTCCGTGTCGTTAACGCTCAGTCTCAGTTCTTCGGTGCTGTGACTGCCATTGCATAAGGAGCTAAAAAATGGCCGCACCAATGCGAAGTACGGACTTCCGTTCCATCGTTGAACCTATTCTCAACGAGTGTTTTGACGGAGTCTATGACCAACGTGCCGACGAGTGGAGCCGTGTGTTCCGCGAAGAAGATGGCATCCCCCGTAACTACCACGAAGAGCCCGTCCTGTACGGTTTCGGCGCGGCACCTCAGTTGCCTGACGGCACACCGGTGACGTACCAACAAGGTGGTGTCCTGTTCCTGAAACGCTATGTGTACAAGGTGTATGGCTTGGCCTTCGCTTTGACCAAAGTGTTGGTGGAAGACGGCGACCACATCCGTTTGGGTCAAGTTTATGCACGCCACTTGGCACAGTCTTTGGTGGAAACCAAAGAATTGTTGTCAGCCAACGTGTTAAACACTGCCTTCAACAGCGCCTACCCCGGTGGCGACGGTGTGTCTTTGATCAACACCGCTCACCCCATCGTGAATGGCTCCTTCAGCAACCAGTTGGCTACCGCCGCTGTTCTGTCTCAGACATCTCTCGAACAGATGCTGATCCAGATCCGCCAAGCAGTGGACAACAACGGCAAGAAGATTCGTTTGGTTCCCCGCCAGTTGGTGGTGGCCCCGGGCAACATCTTCCAAGCCGAAGTGTTGTTGAAGTCTGTTTTGCGTACTGGTAACGCAAACAACGACATCAACCCCATCAAGTCAATCGGCTTGCTGGACGAAGGTGCCGCAGTTCTGTCTCGTTTGACTTCATCTACCGCTTGGTGGGTTCAGACCGATGCTCCAGAGGGCTTCAAGCTCCTGATGCGTCGTCGTTTGGAGAAAACCATGGAAGGTGACTTCGAGACTGACACCATGCGCTACAAAGCGACAGAGCGTTACGACGTTGGCTTCACTGATCCACGTTGCGCTTACGGTACCCCCGGTATCTAAAAAGCAGGGCTGGTGTAAAAGCCAGCCCTTTTTTAAACCCTGAGTGGTTCAAGCCACAAGGAGAAAAAAATGCCTCAATTTAGCGATGACTTATTTTTGGGCCCAGCACAAACCTACATGGGTACTGGCCTGAATCAAACCGAAGCCGTCATGACTGGTTCCATTTCTGGCACCACCATGACAATCACATCAGTCTTGTCTGGTGAGCCCATTGTGTTGGGTCAATTTGTTGGTGGCACAGGTGGTGGCGGTGTTTCCGCTGGCACATACGTCACTGCATTTGGATCTGGCTCTGGCGGTGTTGGAACCTACACGGTCAACAACTCACAGACAGTGACAAGCACAACCTTGACATTCTCTGGCGACGGTACTCTGAATGACCCGTCACCCATGGATCTGGGTGTTGGCCCATTGGGTCGCGTGTATGTGTGGGATTGCGTGCCACAAACACTGCAAACCGCAAACATTGCCGCCTCACAAACAGCCTCAGGCTCAGGCGCAGTGACACTGACCGCAGGTACTTCTGCCAAGTCTGTTGTTCGCGCAGACGGCACCACCGTGGTTCAGTTGAACACACCTCGTGCATTGCAGATCAACACGTCAACAACCGCACGAACCATCACCATCAGCGGCTACGACTACTTTGGTCAACCCATGACTGAGGCAATCACAGTTGCAACTGCTGGTACCGCAAAGTCCGGCAAAAAAGCCTTCTACCAAATTGCCAGCGCAACCATCAACGGTTCTGCTACCGCAGTGACCATTGGCACAACCGACATTCTTGGTTTGCCAGTTCGTTGCATCGACGCAGGCTATGTGGTCAAAGTGGGCTGGAACAACACATTGGCTCAAGATGCAGGCACTTTTGTGGTTGCAGACATGACCAACCCAGCATCGAGCACAACTGGTGATGTGCGTGGCACATACACACCATCTTCAGCTTCTGACGGTGCGAAGCGTCTGGTCATGACCATTGCGCTCCCTGCAATCGCAGTTGGCCCCAATGCAAACCGCACTGGTGCTCTTGGCGTTACCCAAGCCTAATAGGAGGACGACATGTCTAGCTTCAAACCAATGGTGAAAATGTTCACCGACGAGCCCAAGGTCAGCCTGAAGCTCAAAAAAGGTGGCAAGGTTCACGCCAAGCACCACAAGGAGCACGAGGAGCATGGTCACAAGTCCATGCACCACGCCGCTGGTGGAATGATGCATGGTGCCCACCACGCATTCGAGTCTGAGCACGGCAAGGCACCCAAGAAGCCTTCTCATGCGGCTCGCCACAAGGCCATGAACCCCAACATGTACGCCAAGGGCGGCAAGGTGGCTCACAAGGTCATGGGCGGCGGTATGCCAATGGCTGGTGGCACTGCGCCCATCGCCAACCCTCAGTCAACTCCTATGCCTGCTATGGGTGGCGCTCCTGCTCCTACCCGCCCCATGGGCTTGGCGGCATTGCAAGGCATGACACCTGCCAAGCGTGCCTCACGCGCCATGATGGTTCGCAAGGCTTTGAGCGGCATGAAAAAAGGCGGCTCTGCTCACGCTGAGTGCGCCAAGTTGGAAAAAGAACTCCATCACCACGAGAAGCTTGATGCCAAGCACGCACACCCCCAGAAGAAAGCTTCTGGTGGTGCGATTGACAGGGATGAGACCCGCACAACCATTGAAAAGGGCGCGAAGAAATTCGAGAAGACCAAAATGGTTGACGGTCAACATCATGACAAGCACCATGGCACTGGCGAGATCCACGAGGGCAAGCCCGGTGGCTACAAGCACGGCGGTCATGCGCATCACGGGCACCACACCCACAAGATGCACCACAAGGCAACTGGTGGCGCGATCCCTGCTGACACTCATGAGTCCAAGAACAAGGCCAAAACCAAAATGGGTGGCACTTACGAGGGCAATGAGCACGACTATGTCAACACTGAAATGCACTCTGCCAAAAAAGACAAAGCGCATGGCACTGGCGGCATCAAGGTGCAGAACGCTGGCGGCTTCAAGCACGGCGGCAAGATCCACCACAAGGCCCACGGCGGTAAAGCCCCGGGCGTTGGTCGTGCGATTGAGCATGATGGCAATTGGGAAAACCGTGCCGCTGATACAGCCAAGCCCGGCGTGACCAACACCAAGACTGGCGAAGTCAAGGAAGCCAATGCAGGCGGTTACAAGCATGGAGGCCATGCTTCAAAAAAGCACTACGCCACGGGCGGTAATGTCGTTGACGATGGCAAGGCAGTAAAAATGCCAAAGCACTTCGTCAGCCGACCCGTGGCTAACAGCTTGCAATCTGGCACCTTCAAGAAGGGTGGTAAGGTAAAAAAGTTTGATGATGGCGGCCCTACAAGCGATGACCAGTACACAGTCAAGAATCCAAAGGCTGTGTCTGACAAAGCAAGCAGGGAGCTTGAAGATGCTTTGAACCCGATTGGAATGGCGAAGGGGCTCTACAACAAAGCGAAGAGCTACTTCACACCATCCACCCCGGCTGGTAGCGTCACCAAGACTGAGAAATCAGTCACAGTGACTCCCGGCAAACGCCACGGCGGTCGCGCAGGAAAGTAAACGGTGGGGGCTACGGCCCCTACCTTTTTAAGGAATTGACATGGGAACTTATTCTTCCGCGACCCGGCAGGGCGCATTTGAGCCGTTTGAACTGCAAGTATCTCGCGGTCAAGTAGACGGTCACACACCAATCAACATTTTCGGATACAGCGCCGCAGTTGGATCCTCTGCACTTGGCCCATTGTGGGAAGGCTTGACTTTGTCTGGTGGCGCATATGCGTATCCCGGTTCAGCCGCACCATTGGTATTGGTCAGCGACTCCGCATCCGATACCTCTGCATTGAGCGTTCGCATTGAAGGCTTGGATGCCAACTATGCACCATTGATCGAAACAATTGCGATGAATGGCACAACCAACGTGACCACAACTGGTTCGTTCTTGCGCATCAACTTGATGTCTACCACCAATGGCCTGAACGTCGGCAACATCACCGCAAAGATTAGCTCGACGACCTATGCCAAGATCAGTGCCGGCATTGGTCAGACTCAAATGTCTTTGTACACCGTGCCAAAGGGCTACACCTTCTATTTGTCTTACATCCAATCAGATGCAAGCATTGGATTCACCTCAAGCAACTACATGAAGTATGTTGAGTACAACAAGGACAACACGACTGGTGAAATCAATGTGCTGAACCAAACAACCTTTGTTCAGTCACTCAACATTCCATATTCCTGCCCAATTCCGCATACTGAAAAAACTGACATTCAGTTTCAAGTCGTTGCAAATACAGGAAGCCCGTTCCTTGCCAACATTTATGCTGGCGGCATCTTGATCAAAAACCCAGATTAAGGAAGCATCATGCCTCTGATCAAAAGCAAATCTGAAAAGGCATTCAAGAAGAACATTGCCACTGAAGTCAAGGCAGGTAAACCTGTCAAGCAGGCCGTGGCAATCGCCTACAGCACCAAGCGTGCCGCCCCGCAGAAAAAATGCGGCGGTGGTAAGACTGGCTGGTAATCATGACCAAAAGGGGGCTATATGCCAATATCAATGCAAAGCGCGAAAGAATCGCTGAAGGCTCTGGTGAACGCATGCGTAAGCCGGGTGCAAAAAATGCTCCAACTGCTCAAGCTTTCAAAGAGTCAGCCAAAACAGCCAAATTGAAGGATGGAGGCGTGTCTCTTGCCGTCGGCAGGGGTGAGAAGCTTCCCGCTTCCAAAGGCGCTGGATTGACCCAAAAAGGCCGCGAGAAATACAACCGCGAGACTGGGTCGCACTTGAAGGCTCCACAGCCTCAAGGTGGCTCGCGCAAGGACTCGTTTTGCGCCAGAATGAGCGGTGTAGTTGAACATTCAAAGGGTGACGCAGAGCGAGCGAAAGCATCATTAAAACGCTGGAAATGTCCCGGCTGGTAAAGGAAACATCATGAGCATGTACGGCAGTAGCAAAAGTAGCCCAGAGACAAAAAGAAAGATTGAGGAAGCCGCCAAGAAGGCTGAAGATTTTTTCAGTGGCAAAACGCCAAGAAAGACTCCTGCTGAGGCAAAGGCAGAGCATGAGGCATGGAAGCAAAAGTCCATGGCTGATGTCAAGGCTCGCAATGAGAAGGCCAAGGCCGAAGCTTTGGAGCACGAAAAAGAAACAGCCAAAAGAGATGCCGCTGATTTACCCAACTTGCAAAAGCAACATGCTGAGATGGAGGCAACCTACAACAAGGGCAAAAATTGGGAATATGCCGACCGCGAGCAAAACCTGAGCCCCGAAGAGCGTACTGCTCGTGACATGCGCGGAAGCATGAGTCAACTGGCTCAACGCATCCACAACGTCAAAAAGCACGGCTTTAAGCAGGGCGGCAAGATCAACTTGAAGGATTGCTCGGTGTCAACGCACGAGAAAAATTCCAAACACAAAAATTCTTGGTAAGGAGCAATCATGCCTAATTGGAGATCACGTTCAGACACAGAGGCTTGGTGGTCAAGCCAGCCCGGCAATCGCGGCAAGGTATATCCCGGCGACGACATTGCAGAGAAGCAATATGAGCGCAACAAGGCCGCTGGTGAGAACAACTCCAGCTTTTTCCGCAACTTCTTTTTTGGCAAAAGCGATGCACGCAAGCGCCCGGTCGAAGATGCGGTGAACAATGCCGACGTGGTGGATACCCCCTACGGCAAGCAAAGAATGACCAAGGACGCTCAAAGAGAAGCTTCTGAGGCCAGAGTCAAGCCTGCTCCCAGACAAAAGCCTATGGCTCAGTTGGGCGGCCTAGACATGGGTGAAACTGGCGACTATCCCGAAGATAGTAGCGGTCAGGTTTCGCTGAATGAGGCCAAAGGTGGGAAAATACGGTTGAAAGATTGCAAGGTATCAACTCATACCAAAAACAAAAAACAGCCAAACTGGTGAGGTAAACAATGGCTTACAGCGGTACTGTCGGACAAACTGTAGTCAGTGTACAGAGCTTCATTGATCAAGGCGCACGCCTGTCTGGAAAGCTTGCAGAAGAGCTTACCGTCGAACAAGTACAAGCTTCAAAGCAAGCGCTCTTTTTTGTCTTGAGCAATTTGATCAATCAGGGCATCAACTACTGGTGCATCGACAAGAAGGTGTATGGCCTCAACGCCGACCAATTCGAGTACCTGCTCCCCTTGGGTGGCAATGACGTTTTGAACGCGCTGTATCGCCGTTTGAACCGCCCTACGCCTGCCCCGGGTGGCTCATACTTTGCGTCGTCCGGCGTGACCGGTCTAGCCTTTGACAACAACATCCTGACATCAGATGCGCAGACATCGCCCAACGGCTACATCGGCATCGACTACGGCCCCAACAACCCAATCTATGCTGGTTCAATCGGCATCCTGCCTGCCACGTCTGGCTCATTCCACATCCTGCTGGAGTGGTCAAACGACGGGGTGACATGGAACCTGCTTGAAGATACTGGCGTGACCACATGGGTGTCGGGAACATGGCTGTGGTACGACATCGACCCGGGCGTGACAGCCCAGCTTTACCGCATGCGCGAGACTGGCGGCGGCACGCTGAACGTGGCTGAGTTCTTTGTTGGCAACAACAGCACCGAAGTCACCATGGCTCGCCTGAACAGGGACGATTACACCAACCTGCCCAACAAGAATTTCACCGCCAATCAGCCGTTTCAATTCTGGTTCAACCGCACATTGCCGCAGTCAAAGATTGTGCTGTGGCCTACGCCGTCAGACCCGTTTGTTCAGATGGTAGTTTGGTATTCGCGCCAGATCATGGATGTGGGCGACTTGAGTGGTCAGTTGGAAATCCCTCAACGCTGGAACCAAGCAATCCAATATTTGCTGGCTCACCAGATGAGCTTGATCCTGCCTGATGTGCAACTTGTCCGTTCGCAATATCTGGAAGGCCAAGCAGAGAAATACTTCATCATGGCTGAGAACGAAGAGCGCGACAAGTCGCCGATCTATTTCGCCCCAAACATTTCCGTCTACACGAGGTAATCAATGCCTCGTTTTCTCAATACCACTGGCAATGCTTCGATAGCCATCTTCATTTGCGACAGATGCAAGATGAAGCGTGCCATCATTGAGGCCATGCCAGACCCCAACTTTCCCGGGTTGAAGGTTTGCCAACAGGGTTGCGCCGATCAAAAAGACCCATATCGCCTGCCCGCACGCAAGACTGAGCGGATTAACCTGCAATACCCTCGCCCCGATGTCAGCGTGGCTGTGGAGCCTTATGACATCGTGACGCAACCGTATGGTGGTGAAATCCTGAGTACCGAGCAGTCAACGAATACCCCAGCCGACACAGGCAACAACGACACGCTGAAAACACAGCCGAGCCCTTAAATGTCATCACAAGTCACGATCACCGAACTGCCACAAGCATTGCCCCTGACGGGCAGTGAGGTGGTGCCTGTCGTCCAAAACGGTGTCACCGTCAAGACCACCACGGGCTCAATTGCTGGTGCAGGTGCGCTGAATTACCCATTCCTGACAGTTGGATCCACCGCCGGGTTAACGCAAGCACGCTACCTGACGACCGGAAACGGCATGTCGCTGACAGACAGCGGCGCAGGCAACACCTTGCGGATCAATATGACTGGGCCGGCATCAAGTCTGAACGCCGCAAGCAACGGACTCATCGTCAAAAACGGCCCCAGCACGGTCATAAACCGCCAGTTGACAGTTGGTTCAGGCATGACCATAGCCAATGCAGATGGGGTCGATGACAACCCGCTGATTGGCCTGAATACCAACCTGCAAAACGTAGCCAGCCTGTCCGGCACCGGACTGGTGACGGTCAAGGGATCAATCTTTTCCCAAACTGCAATCGTTGGTGTTACTAATCAGATTAGTATTTCCAACGGAGATGCAGGTAGTGGATCGCCCACAATTGGCCTTGCTGACAACCCAATACTGCCCGGCGCATCCGGGGTTACGTTGCCTCAGGGCACCACAGTACAGCGTGCCGGAGCAAACGGCACCATACGCTACAACAGCCAAACACAGCAGTTTGAGGGTTATGCCAACAACACATGGAACCCGTTTTCACTGTCGGGCGGTGTAACGTCCTTCAGCGCAGGCACAACGGGCTTTACGCCGTCCACAGACACCACTGGTGCCGTTACCCTTGATGGCATCCTGAACGTGTCCAATGGCGGCACAGGAACGTCTACGCTGACCGGCTACGTCAAAGGCAACGGCTCAATCCCCATGACGGCCTCGGCGACCATACCGACGACCGATTTGTCGGGCACTGTGACCAATGCCCAGCTTACCAACAGCAGTGTGACCATCAACGGCACCTCAGTGAGCCTTGGCGGCTCCATTACGGTGACCGCAACAGCCACCAATGCGTTGACCATTGGCACCGGGTTGAGCGGCGCAAGCTACAACGGCTCATCCCCAGTCACCATTGCGATTGATTCGACTGTGGCGACATTGACTGGCTCGCAGACATTGACCAACAAGTCAATCAGCGGCTCGACCAACACGCTAACCAATATTGGCAACTCCAGCCTGACCAACTCGTCGTTGACCATCGGCACGACATCGGTTGCGCTGGGGGCCACTTCGTTGACTTTGGCTGGCCTGACCTCAGTCACGCTGACTCAAAATCCGACCTCGGCCCTGCAAGCCGCCACCAAGCAATACGTTGATGCGGCGGTGTCCAACGTCAACTATCACGCCGCTTGTAACTACGCCACAACGGTTGATTTGGGGTCTGTGACCTACAACAACGGCACATCTGGCGTTGGGGCTACGTTGACCAATGCGGGAACGCAAGCGGCCTTGGTGATCGATGGTCACACCTTCACGGCGACCGATGTCACCAACAGCGTGCGGATCCTGATCAAGAACGAAAGTTCGGGCCAGTACAACGGCGTTTATGTGCTGACCAATCAAGGATCGGTGTCAACAAACTGGTCGATGGTCAGGGCAACCGATTACGACCAAACAGGCACTGGACAGAACGAAATCGCTCCCGGCGACACGATGTATGTCATCAGCGGCACGGTCAATAACGGAACTCAGTGGGTTCAGACAACCGACTTCCCCATCACCATCGGCACAACACCGCTGAGTTTTTCGCAGATTGCTGGCCCGGGCGCGTACACCGCAGGCACTGGCCTGACGCTGACTGGAACCCAGTTCAGCATTACCAACACCACGGTGTCTGCTGGCTCCTATGGATCAGCAACGCAGGTGGGAACCTTCACGGTCAACGCTCAAGGTCAACTGACCGCCGCCGGAAACACCACCGTGACCCCGGCTGTGGGGTCTATCACCGGCTTAGGAACCAACGTAGCAACCGCCTTAGCAATTGCCGTTGGCACCTCCGGGTCTATCGTGACCAATGGCGGCGTTCTGGGCACCCCAAGCAGTGGCACGGTGACCAATCTGACAGGCACAGCCTCCATCAACATCAATGGCACTGTGGGGGCTACAACAGCCAATACAGGGGCGTTCACCACCATCTCAGCGACCGGTGTCATCACATCCACCGTTGCAACAGGAACAGCCCCGTTTACCGTGTCATCGACGACGCAGGTGGCTAACCTGAATGCGGCGACCGCAGGCACCGCAACCAACGCCACAAACACCGGCATCACTGCCGTCACAACAGGCGCAACAAACTACTTGACCTTCGTTACCGCGACTAGCGGCAACTTGCCTCAATTGGTAAACTCATCAATAACTGTAAACGCAGTAAATGGCACCATCACAGGTGGCGTTACGGGCGGCACGTTCTAAGGAAACAACATGGCGGCAACAGGCTATACCCCGATTTCGCTCTACTACTCCAGCACGACCACCAACGTGCCTCTGGCGGCTAACCTCGTGAACGGCGAGTTGGCGCTCAACATCGCTGACGGCAAGCTGTTTTACAAGGATTCTGGCGGCGTTGTGCAGGTGCTGGCGACAAAGGGTGCAGGCACGATTGGCGGCTCCAACACCCAGATTCAGTTCAACAACTCTGGTGCGTTGGGTGGATCAGCAAACCTGACATGGAATGGCACGTCGCTTGCGGTGACAGGCACGGTTGCAGTGACCGGCGCACTGACTGCCACGCTGGACTCGACATTCAGTTCAACTGGCGCTTTGTTGATCAGCAAAGGCACGACCGCTCAACAGCCCGGCTCGCCATCAACCGGCATGTTGCGCTACAACACGACAACCAACTCGTTTGAGGGTTACAGCGGCTCATCTCCTGCATGGAACCCTGTTGGCGGCGTATCGCTGTCCAACGACACCTCAACTTCAAGCAACATCTATCCCTTGTTTGCGGCGGCAACAAGTGGCGCTGTATCGACCATCTACACTGGCAATTCAAGCCTGCTGTACAAGCCAAGCACTGGTGAGTTGACTGCTGTGTCGCACTTGTCTTCAAGCGGACTGACAGGCAACTCAAACACTGTGGCGGCAAGCTATTCTCTTCCATCTGGCTACAACGCAATGAGTGCAGGCCCCATCACAGTCAACACAGGGGTTACAGTCACCGTTCCGACTGGTAGCACTTGGACAGTTGTTTAAGGAGAACACATGAGTTCAGTACAAGTTCAGGGTAATGCAAGCGGCACAGGTGTGCTGACCATTGCCGCGCCCAACACAAACAGCAACTACACGATTACATTGCCAGCCGCCACCACCACATTGACAGGCACAGATGCAACTCAGACGCTGACAAACAAGACGTTGACCAGCCCAACAATTACCGGCGCGGTAGTGAGTTCAATGGCATCCAGCGTGATTACGTCTGGAACTGCCGTGGCTTCCACCAGTGGAACAAGCATCACGTTTAGCTCAATTCCGTCTTGGGTAAAACGAATAACCATCATACTTGTCGGAGTTAGTACCAGCGGAACATCGCCCCCTCAAATTCAAATTGGCGCAGGTAGTGTTACTACTACTGGATATTTAGGCTCAAGTAGCGTACTTGGCACATCTGGAGCCGCAAGCGCAAACTTTACTACTGGCTTTGGTATTGGCGTAAATACAGCTCAATGGACTGCCGCACAAGTTGGTCATGGCGCATTTACGCTCACTAACTTTGGTAGTAATACATGGGTTTGTACTGGAAATTTTGGCATGTCAACTACTGCCGCTAACTTTTTTACCGGCGGCTCTTTGGCTCTTGGCGGCACACTTGACCGCGTGGTAATAACGACGCTCAACGGCACTGACACCTTCGACGCTGGTTCAATCAACATTCTTTACGAGTAAACATCATGACAGCAAAACTCGACGGCACAAACGGACTGCTTCAGCAGTACGACTACCAAGTCCTAACGACTGGGTTCTCTTACACATTCGCCGCCGGAACAACTGTTCTGGTGATGAACCCTGCTGGTACGCTGGCAACAGGCACAATCACAATGCCTGCGGCTCCTGCTGATGGCATGACCATCTCATTTAGTTCAACTCAAGCGATCACTGCGTTGACTGTGAACGGAAACACTGGTCAAAGCATTGTTGGCAAACCAACCACAATGAATGCTGGCGGAGCCGCTACGTTTGTTTATCGTCTGTCGAACACTACTTGGTATACACAGGTCAACACAACAGTTTCATCTACAGGCGTTCCTGTCCTGAATGTTTACACATCGCCCGGCACATACGATGCCACAACTGCAAAAGCCGCCGGTTTAAAAGCAATTAAAGTGACTGTTGTTGGCGGTGGCGGCGGTGGTGGTGGCACTACTGGAGCCAATGCATCTGCTACGGGTGCTGGCGGCGGCGGAGCGTCTATTTTGATTTATCCCGCACCTTCGTTGCCCGGCCCTCAGCCATACACTGTTGGAACAGGGGGGACGGCAGGCCCAACTTCTAGCCCCGGCGCTGGAGGTGCTGGAAATACATCTTCATTTGGTGTCGCGCCGATTACGGTTATTTCTGCAACTGGTGGCGCTGGCGGTACTACAGGTGGTACTGGTGGCGCTGGTGGAACTGGGTCTAATGGAACTTTAAATGTTGGCGGTTCTGGAGGAATGACAGGAATTGGTAGTGGTACGACCGGATCAGGCTTTGGTGGTTCTGGAGGAAGTTCTATGCTTGGCGGCGGAGCGCAAAGCGTCAAGAACACAAACGCTACTGGAATAGCGGGTAATAATTACGGTGGTGGTGGTGGTGGCGGATCAGGAACAAGTGTCGCAGAACCGGGCGGCGTTGGTGCATCAGGCGTAGTCATCGTAGAGGAGTTCTACTGATGTGCGATCAACTCAGCCAATTCGTTGTTGAAAAATACGTCCACCTCAAAGACTTCCTTGACAAGGACAACTGCCGTGACCTGACGACCGAACTCAAGCGTTTGGTCGCAGAGCAGAAGACCGTCAAAGACGACCAATGCCCGACATCTGAAGCGGTGCATGGTGCTATGGCTTTTGACAGCTTGTTGGTTCAACTGTTGCCGCACTTTGAGAAGGCATCCGGCAGACGGTTGTACCCAACCTACAGCTACGCTCGCTTATACGCGCCCGGCGAAGAGCTTGTTATCCACACCGACCGCGAGTCATGCGAGATCAGCGCCACTGTGACCCTTGGGTTTGAAGGCGACGTATGGCCCATTTTCATGGGCGATGAAGGAGGTGCAAATGCCTCTGAAATCAAAATGGCTGTTGGTGATGCCGTCATGTACCGTGGCATGGATAAACACCACTGGCGCAACAAGTACACCGAAGGCAAGTGGCAGGCTCAAGTGTTCCTGCATTATGTTGATGCCGACGGCCCAAATAAAGAATGGAAGTTCGACAAGCGTCCCGGTTTAAACCTGCCGCAGGAAGAGCTTCGCTACCGTGTGTTTCAGGATGTCCTGACACCTGAAGCCTGCGACATGTTGATTAAGCTGTACACCAGCGACAAAACAGAAAAGCAACCTCCTGTGATCGGTACAGGCACAGGTGCAATCGACACATCCATTCGCAATGTTGAACGTGTGATGTTGCCGACCTATAAAGACATTGGCGGTCGCTTGGCGGCTGTTGGTCTGTCAGCAAACCATGCCGCATGGCAGTTTGACGTTACCCATGCCAACCAAGCAGAGTTTTTGATCTACCCCGCAGGTGGGCGGTATCAGGCGCACGTTGACACGTTTCTGAAGCATGGCGAAGATTGCCGCAAGCTGACAGTGTTGGCTTTCCTGAACGACGACTTCAAGGGTGGCAAGTTCTTCATCCAAGACGGTCAAAATAAACATTACCCACCGCAGACCAAAGGCACAGTATTGGTCTTCCCGAGCTTCATCATGCATGGCGTGGAAGACATCGAAGAAGGCCAGAGATGCTCTGCTGTGTGCTGGATGGTCGGTAAATTCTTCAAATAAGGAGTTGATATGGCAACAACAATCAGCGGAGGCCCCGCAGGCGTAAATACCGCATCAACCACGGTAGGCCCAGCAGGTATTACGTTTGGCGACGCATCAGTGCAGACTACTGCGGCAACAAGCCCAGCGGCTCCTGTAGTGACAATTTATAGTTCGCCTGCCACTTGGACAAAACCAGCAACAGTGAAATTTGTAAAGGTAACAGTTGTTGCTGGCGGCGGCGGAGGTGCGGCTGTTAGATCGCCTGCCTTGCAAGTAGCTTCGGGCGGAGGCGCTGGCGGTTCTGGATGGGGATACTATCCGGCCCCATCTGTTCCCGGCCCTATAGCGGTTACCGTTGGATCGGCGGGTGCAGGCGGAACAATGGCCCCAACAGGGCAACAACAAACCGCAGGAACATCCGGCGGCACTTCTAGTTTTGGTGCGCTTATTTCTGTGACGGGAGGAAGCGCTGCCTCTTCTACAGCGACACCATTTACCGGCATTGCGGCTGGCGGCACTGGCGGGACATTTACCCCCAGCCCAGTTAATTTTGGCGCAAGCGGCGGCCCGGGAGGAGCAGTGTCAGCACCAAACACCTCAAGCCCAAGCGGCAATGGTGGAAGTTCTTTATTGGGAATTGGTGGTGTGGGAGTGCTATTTGCAACCGCAGTCGCCGGAAATAATGGCTTGGGGTATGGTTCTGGCGGGAGCGGAAATTTGGCGGCTGGAACGCCCGGATTTCCCGGCGGCAATGGGGCCGCAGGTGTAATTATTGTTGAGGAGTTTTACTGATGAAAGAAGCATTGATTTCAACCATTGAACCCCGTGAAACGGGTTACCGTGTGGCTCAGGTTGTCGCAGAGGGCGAAACATTCCCTGTGGCTCCGGCACTGTTTTGGACACCATGCGCAGATGACGTAGTAGCAGATCAATTCTGGTACGACCCATCTGACCAGCAGATCAAACCAATCCCGCAACCAACTGAGTAAGAGCATGGATCAAATTACATTTTCAACTGCACTGGTCAACACTGTTTTGCAGTACTTGGGCAATCGTCCTTATGCAGAAGTCTTTCAACTGGTAGAAGCAATTCAAAAAGAAGCGCAGAACCAGCCGAAGAAGGAATCGGTGGAGGTCAATGTCGATGGACAGTCTTGAAAAGGAATTTGCCGTGCATGAAGCAGTTTGCGCCCAACGGTATGAGTCCATTCAAAAGGCTTTAAGCGAAGGCGACAAGCGCATGACCAAGATCGAATACTTGCTGTATGCGGTCATGTTGTGCGTGTTGTTTGGCCCGGGCGTTGCTGGCGAGTTTGTGAAGAAGTTGTTGGGGCTGTAAATTGACCCGATCACAATCCTCCTCGCCGCTAAAGCTTGTGCCGCCGCAATCCGCGAAGGAACCGAGCTTTACAAGCAATGTAAAGAGTCATTCATGGAGGTCAAGTCCTCTGTTGACCAAGCTGTTGGTGTTGCCAACGAGGTCAGAGGATTTTGGGCCAAGCTCTTTGGGTCAAAGCCAAAAGCCGCAGAGCCTGTGGCGCAAGCGAAAAGAAAAAAGGAAGCCTATGTGACCGTTGACGAGACCAAGGTGATGTCGGACATCGTTGAACAATTAACGACGTTCTTCCGCCTTCAGGATCAGTTAGCGGCGCATTTGAGGCAGGAAGAAGAGCGTTCAAGGAACGTCTATGACCCTGATGCCAACCTGATGGAGGCCGCGCTCAAGCGGATCATGGCGCAGGATCAGATGGCGGCCTTGGAGGTTGAGATTCGGGAATGCATGGTGTATGGCGCTCCCAAAGAGATGGGGGCCTTGTACAGCCGCACGTTTGAGACTCGTGACATCATCATGCAGGAGCAGGAGCAGGCAAGATTGAAGGAGGAGGCAAAGGAAAGGGTGCGTCAATGGCAACGGTCAGAGGAAAAAAGAGACCTACGAGCCAACTCGGCGTATCTCGTCCTAACAGCAATCCTTACGATATACCTCTGGCTCTGGTTCCTGTACGTCGCACAACGGGGGAAGATTTGATGGGCTGGATTGCGTGCGGTGTGTTGGTTGCGGTGTTGTTGCCCATGGGTGCAATGTTGTACCTTGATATCTTGCAAGCCAAGCATGAGGTAAAAGAACAGGTTGAAAAAGTTGAAAAGCTGAGGAGAGAAGTTGAACGACAAAAACGCAATGATCGCCCTGAGTCTTTTGGTGATAACCCTGTGTTTGATCGTCCTCGTGACCGTATGAAAGAACTCAAATGAACATCTTCTGCATATGGGGCTTGTCAATCTTGCTGGTACTGCTTTGCGGTTGCCACGACTCATACCGCTACCCTTGCCAAGACCCGCAAAACTGGGGCAAGCCTGAGTGCGAGCCACCGCAATGTGAAGCATCTGGCACCTGCACCAAAGACCTCGTTACCAAGGAAATTTACAATGCCTACAAGCAGAAGAACCCCTGAAGAATGGCACGCATTAGGCCAGTTTTTCACACAGATGGCCTTTGCCCTGTGTCTGGTGGGCGCGTGTGCCGGGGTGCTGTATTGCTTGATCTTTGTTACTCAGCCCATGGGCAAGCAGGCCCCCAACGACGTGGTGCTGTTTGAGATCCTCAAAACGGTGCTGGTGAGCATGATTTCGATCATCGGCACCCTGATGGCTGTCGGACACGGAAGCAACGCCACAGCGGCTCCTATCGTGCCCAAGCCCATCATTCCGCCTGCCCCAACGACCAGTTGGCCTGCCAGACAGCCTACCCCTCCAACCACCCCGCCAAAGCCCATGGTGCGCCCATTAAGCACGCCCAAGCCCGATGACGACGATGAACCAGTATTCAAAGGAGCCAGAGAATGAGCTTGCTTAATCCTTACGCCATTCTTGGCATCGTCTTTGCCATCATCGGAGCCTTTGGTAGCGGTTATTACAAGGGCGGCGAAGCAGAGGCTGAAAAACAGCAATTGGAAATCGCCCGGCTCAACAATGAAGCTCGTCAAAAAGAACAGGCACTGGTCAGTGCAGTCCACACCACCGCAACTCAACTCGTAAAGGCCAACAATGATGCAAAAATTCAAATCGCAAAGCGCAATTCTGATATTGACTCTGGCACTCTCAGGTTGCGGATTCCTGTCAAGCCCACGGTGTGCCCCGTACACACCCCCGGCGATCCCCCCGCTCCCAGCGGAACTGACACTGGAACAGCCGAATTACAGCCAGAGACTGCAAAAGATATTCTCGCCGTCGGAGACGACGCAGACGCAACCATCCGCAAGCTCAACGCCTGCATCACAGCCTACAACCAAATCCGTGAAGCCTTAAACCCGAAAGGAAAACCATGACCTCCGAACAACTTGCCCAAGCCCTGCACATGACCCCCGCCAAGGCGGAGGAATGGATCGAAGCCATCAACCAGACATTCGAGACATTTGGCATCGAAACCCCTGAACAGCAAGCATCTTTTTTAGGACAATGCGCCCATGAATCAAATGGGTTTACTGCATTGGTTGAAAATTTGCGTTATTCGGCTGAATCACTTTGCAAAGTTTGGCCTAAACGCTTTCCATCACTTGAAGCGGCACAGCCTTACAACCGCAATCCAGAAGCCATTGCTAACCATGTTTATGCTGGTCGTATGGGTAATGGTGACGAAGAGTCTGGTGATGGCTTCGCGTTCCGGGGTCGTGGTCTTATCCAGTTGACTGGTCGAGCCAACTACCGCGCGTGCGGTGAGGCACTGGGCGTGGACTTGGAGTCCGATCCTGATCTGGTGGCTACCCCGCAGTTTGCCGCGCTGTCAGCAGGCTGGTTCTGGCACACCCATGGGCTGAACAACATTGCCGAAGACATCACCGCCGTGACCAAAAAAATCAACGGCGGGACACTGGGTCTGGACGACCGGGTTGCCCGTACTGAGCGAGCCCTGAGCGCCTTGGCATAAACCCAAAGCTTCCATAAAATAAGGCTTTAGGGAACAACAGCCATGAAAGGACGATGATGTCTACCACTCCCAGTTGGGTCATGACTTATGACTCCCTAACCTCTACCGTCCTTCAGTATTTGGAGCGTCAGGATGCGGCGGTTGTCAACGCCATCCCAACCTTCATCACCCTGTGCGAGTTCGAGATTGCCCAAGAGATCAAAACCTTGGGCCAGTTGCAAGTTGCCGAGTCAACCATGACGGCAGGTCAACCCACCCTGCAAAAGCCTGCACGTTGGCGCAAAACGGTGTCTATGAACTACACCGATGCCAGCGGCAACAAGAACCCTGTGCTCCTGCGCAAGTACGAATACCTGATCAACTATTCGCAGAACAGTTCAAACGATGGCCCTCCGCTGTACTACGCTGACACAAGCTGGGACTGGTGGTACATCTCTCCGACACCTGATCAGGCTTACTCATTCGAGGTGCTGTACTACGAGCGCATTGAGCCTTTGAGTTCAACAAATCAGACCAACTGGCTGACACAGAATGCACCGACAGCAATGTTGTTTGGCACGCTGTTGCAGGCCATGCCTTTCCTGAAAAACGACCAACGACAGATCTTCCAACAGAAATACCTTGAGGCAATCAAATCGCTCAAGACTGAGGACGTATCCAGAGTTGGAGACCGCCAAGCAGTTGCCGTGGATAGCTAATCATGACTACATATACCAATCCGTACACAGGCCAGACCATCAACCCATCGCAGGTGGGTTACGAGTCTTTGTCCATCACCGCCGACACCATCCTTCAGTGGCCCGTCAACGGCAACGACTCAAGCATCGTCTCCAACATCATGGATGTCACGGCGAGCACAGATGGCTTGTCGTTGATCCTGCCATCAGCACAACAGGTGTCGGTCGGTCAGAACATCATCATCCGAAACATTGGCTCGCACACATTCAGCGTGAAGAATGCCGGCCTGAGCGTCATTGCCAATATTTCATCGGGCATCGCCAACTTCATCTACCTGACTGACAACACAACGGATGCCGGACTGTGGACGGTGATCACGTTTGGCGCAGGCACTTCATCAGCCAATGCGGCAAGCCTTGCAGGGTACGGCCTGACCGCTTTGAACACCACACTGAATGCGGCGTACAACGTCAGCATCCAGTACAGCAACTACCAAATCCTGAACACAGACCGCGCGTCGTTCTTGGTGTGGGAGTCTGGTGCCGGAACATTCACCCTGCCACCTGCCAGCAGTGTCGGCAACAACTGGTTTGTGATCATCCGAAACAATGGCACAGGCATCCTGAACATTGCTCTACAGGGCTCTGACACCATTGATGGGAACGCCAATGCTCAGTTGCAAATCAGCGAGTCATTCGTTGTTTGCTCCAACGGGTCAAGCGGGTTTTTCAGCTTTGGTTACGGTCAAGCAACCAGCTTTTTCTTTACCCAGTTGGTAAAGAATGTGACTGGCGGCACCGTCACTTTGACTTCCGCCGAGGCATCAAACCTGATCCAAGAGTACACAGGCACACTGACATCGAATTGCACGGTGATCCTGCCGCCCACGGTTCAGCTTTACTCGTTGCAGAACAAGACAACCGGGTCATACACACTGACATTCAAGACCACCTCTGTCGGCGCGACAACCGTTGTCCTGCCGCAGAATCAGACCATCATTGCCATCTGTGACGGCACGAACGTCTACAACTCACAGACTGCATCAACGTCCACCTTGTCTGCATTGACGCTGGGCAACGGATCCATTGGCGGCCCATCACTGAACTTTGTGGGCGACACTACAACTGGTGTTTTCTTGGTTGGTAGTGGTCAGCTTGGTTTCACTGCTGGCGGTGCCGGAGGCATGACACTGACTACCACCAGCCTGCGCGTGCCTGTTGGCATTCCCGGGGGCACGTTTTGACAGCAAAAGTCACCACCCTACTGGTCAAGCCCGGCATCCAGCGGGACGGTACCCAGTTTGCCTCAGACACTTATGTCGATGGCGAGTGGGTGCGCTTTCAACGTGGCTTGCCTCGCAAAATGGGCGGCTACAACGGCATCTTCCTGAACGCGACAAACATCTCGCGCGGCATGACCATGACCTCAGTCAATGGTCTGAACTACGTTGTATCCGGCTACAACAACGGGCTGGAACAGTGGGTGACCGACAACGACGACGGCGTGGGCGCTGGCCCGACGCAGTACACCTTCTCGTCCGGGTTCACTGCCAGTGACAACAACCTGTGGCAGTTTGACATTGGCTACGACTCGACAGGCGGTGCCACAAACAACCTCATTGCTCACCCCGGCCTGAACCTTGCCGCGATTGACAACACGACAAACACCCGCCCCTTGGCTGGGCAGTTCCCCGGCACATCGTTGGCTCCTGTAGGTGTTTTCACGGCCTCCGGCACACTGACAAGCGGATCAAAGAACGTCACATTCGCCGCAGTCAACGTGGCAATGGGTGCAGGCGTATCGGTCTCAGGATCAGGCATTCAAGCAGGCACGACCATTGTGTCCGCCTCTACCGTCGCAGGTGTCTGGACGGTCGTTCTGAGCCTTGCCGCAACCGCATCGGTGACCACGACACTGACCTTCGACAACAACATTTCCGTATCCGGCGGCGTGGTGATGCTTCACCCGTACCTGTTCGTGTATGGCAACAACGGCCTGATCCAGAATTGCTCTGCTGGCAATTTCAACGACTGGACATCGGCTGATGCCAATGCCAACAACGTGTCCACCGGCAAGATCGTCAAGGGCCTGCCAATCCGTGGTGGTACCACATCCCCCTCCGGCTTGTTTTGGTCGCTGGATTCACTGATTCGCGTGTCCTACGCCCCGTCCACAGTGAATGGTGTGAACTTCTATTGGCGCTATGACCTGCTGACCAGCCAGACATCGATCATGTCTTCCCAGTGCGTGATCGAGTACGACGGCATCTTCTATTGGTGCGGTGTTGACCGCTTCCTCATGTACAACGGTGTTGTGCAAGAGATCCCCAACACCATGAACCAGAACTACTTCTTTGACAACCTGAACTATGTTCAGCGTCAAAAAGTGTGGTGTACCAAGGTGCCTCGCTGGGGCGAAATATGGTGGTTCTATCCCAAGGGTGACGCAACCGAATGCACCGACGCAATCATCTACAACGTGCGCGAGAAGACTTGGTATGACGCTGGTCAAGCTGAGGGCGCACGCCGATCTGCTGGCACGTTCTCCGAGGTGTTTAGAAAGCCCATCTGGGGCGGCGTTGATGCCAACATCACCGGCGGCTACACCTTGTGGCAACACGAGACCGGCACCGACCGGGTCTATACCAAGAACGTCGATGCCATCAAGTCCTCGTTTGAGACTTGCAACCTTGGCTTGGTGACTGGCGGCCCCGGCAACCCTCAACTGGTGGGCGACAACATGTGGGCGCACATTGAGCGCATCGAGCCTGACTTTGTTCAAAGTGGGACAATGAATGTGTTTGTGACGGGTAAGGGCTACGCCGACGATGTTGACATCACAACAGGCCCGTATCCGTTTGATCCAGACACACTGAAGATTGACATGCGTGAACAACGTCGTGAGTTGCGATTGAGGTTTGAGTCCAACACCCAGAATGGCAATTACCAGATGGGTAAGGTATTGATCTCTGTCGATGGCGGCGATGTTCGCGGAACAGGCAACCCATGACGACCACCTACGACCCGCGCGGCATGACGTGGGACTACTGGTGCAAGTTGACCGAGGAGCAGTTTGCACCTCAACAGCTTGGGCACCTGCCTGAAGAGCAATGGCGTGAGTGGGTTGACGGCATGGTGGGCATTGGGTACTTCTTGAATTCAGGTGTGCCAGATTCCCGTGGATTTGAAAATTGGCAAGAATGGGCGCAAACCTTCATGGGCATCATGAGCATTGACCCCAACCCCGGAGTGATTCTTTAACATGAAGCCATCTGACGTAATTACGATTGACTCACAGAAACGAGGCTTGGATCCCCGGGCCGTGCTTGTTGGTGTCCATGCTGTTGTTAAGCGTGGCGGCTTTGTTTTAGGTCAAGGCAACACAGCACTGGTGTTGCAAAGAATTGCTCCCGGAGTGTTTGCGGCTCACCTGTTTACCCATGATCCACCTCTGGCCTTGTCAAAGGCTTTGGTGACCTTCTTTGGTCAAATGCAAGGTAAGGGCGTGCATCGCCTATATGGCAAAGCCGACAACCAAGAGATCATTGGCCTGCTCAAGCAGTTGGGCCAAAGAGAGGGTGTCGAAGTCCTGCCATCAGACAAACCTGATTACAACTGGATGATTGAGCTATGAAACACCTTGGCGGCTATCACACTCGCAACCTTGGTGCCCAGCCCAGAAAAGGCTACGACGGCACAGAAAAGATCGTAGACGGCTACATCGTGCGCAACTACGGCGGAGGTGGCGGCATACTGCTGGGCATTGGTTTGGCGGTTCTGACAGGTGGAGCAAGCCTTGCTTTAGACGCAGGCATGGCGGCGGCTGATACCGCAGTTGCGCTTGATGCCGTAGATACCGTGGCAACAGTTGCTGACACTGCGGCGGCGGCAGACACGATTGACACAGCCGCCAATGCAATTGATACCGTGAATTCGGTGACGGATTTGCCGACCGACGTACCAGCCGATGTGCCTGCTGACGTGCCCACCCCCGATGCACCCACGCCCGACGCTCCTGCCCCAGATGGCGGACTGCCTCCGGTAAATGAGGGGCCAATGGGGCCACCCACTCCAGAAGGCCCAATGGGCCCACCTGAGCCTATGGGGCCGCCTACGCCCGATTCACCGCCTTACGACCCCAATGGCCTTGACAATCCGACTAAGCCCCCATACGACCAAAACGGCATGCCTGATGCGAAGCCGCCGGATCCCACAAAAACGCCAGACGGTCTTTCAAAGATCACATCAAAGGTCGCAAAATCCTTTGCTAACAACTTGATGTCCAAACCAACCCCAACCCGCGCGTTGGGCACATCTAATGAGACTGCTTTAGGCAGTTCTTCCTCCAGCGGAGCAAACATGGCTACACCTAAATTTTTATGCAATCAGGCCGACCTTCTGACTGACAGAGGATCCTCCGCAGGCCCCAAGGGCGGCTTAGAAAAGTTGCAACAGATGCCATCCAATGCAGGCATGCAGTCTTCAGCCGCGCCGGTTTGCATGTACGCAATGCAAGACCAAATGGCAATGATGGGTCAATCACCTGTTGGCTCAGGATTAGGCTACGCCATGGGCGGCATGGCTCATCTGGACGACGGCGGTCAGCCTGACAACAAAAACATAGATGCGGCAAAAATCTGGAAAGATGCCTTCTGTCAAAAAAGCCGCATGCCAAAATTTACATGCGATAAGCCTGAGTTGATGCACTATCAAGGAAGCCAGCAAAGCCATGGCTTATCTCCCCTGAAGCACATCTACACCTCAATGACTGGCGGTTACGCCAAGGGCGGCTTGCCTGAGAAGTACCATGCGGCGGCACCAGAGGGCCATCACCCTGAGTTCATCACTGGGGTGACCGGATACTATGCCTGCGGTGGCGGCACAGGCCAATCAGACGACATTCCAGCCATGCTTCACGACGGCGACTATGTCATGGACGCTGAGACTGTTTCAGCCCTTGGAGACGGCTCCAGCAAGGCTGGCAAGCATGTTCTAGACGGGTTCCGCACACAGGTGCCACATAAAGGCGGTGCTGGTGGCAACCCTGTGCCGGCAAAGATCGCAGACGGGGAGTATGTCTTTCCTGCGTCATTTGTAACTGCATTAGGTGGCGGCGATAATAAGCGCGGCGCGGAGATTTTGGACGGATTGCGGACAAAACTGCGTGCTCACAAAAGGGGTGCGCCGTTGGACAAAATCCCACCGAAAGCGAAAGACCCGATTGATTACATCAAAAAGGCAAAGGCATAAACATGGCAAACCTACTTCAAAGTTCACAACAAAAAACGACGTGCGTACCGTCGTTTTATACAAACTACCTGACCAACCTTGCGACCAAGGGTACGCAGGCGGCGTGTGCCGCAAAGTACGTTGGTGCACAGCCTTTACAAGTTGAGGCATTTAAAGCCGCAAATACCAACGCAGGAGCGGCACAGCCTGCATTCAAGACCGGCATGGGGTACCTTGGTTGCGCGGCAAACACCAAGATTGCTGGCGCGGCTTCTCCCTATCTGAATGAAGCGGAACAAACAAACACGGGTCAATTGGCCCAGTGTTACATGAGCCCCTACATCAACAATGCTGTGCAGAACATGTCAGACATTGGCATGAGGAACATCCGCCAGAATTTGGCACCGTCAGCCACCGCTGGCGCTGTTGGATCTGGTCAATTTGGCTCACAGCGCGGTGCTCAGGTGCTGGGTCAGGTTGAAGGCAATGCCATGCAGGATCTGAACAGCCAGATTGCAACCATGGAAAACGCTGGATATTCCAGCGCGTTGAATGCCGCCACCCAGAGACAGGCCCTGTTGAACCAATTGGGCTCCACAGCGGCTACAGCAAGCGCCGAATGTGCACGCGCGAAGCAGGCGGCAGGTCAAGCCATGGGCACACTGGGAACTGCCCTTACAAACGCCAACATTGCCTGCGAGAACGCAATGGCAACACTGGGTGGACAACAGCAGACCATTGCTCAGAATGCTCAGTGCTATGACTTGGCAAAGTACACCAAGGCCGCTGGCATTTTGCAAGGCGCACAGATCCCGACATCAGTCAAAACAACCATGTGCGAGTCGCCATTCTCTGCGGCAGGTGGACTTGGCGCAGGCGTGCTTGGCGTGCTCTGCAAGTACCCCAACATCATGTGCAAGGTTGGAAAAGGCTTGATGGATCTTTTGCCAAGCAGTTCATCATCCACGGGCGGACTTCCAAGTGGCACCGGCGCAGGTGATTCTGGTTATCACGACCCAGTTTATAACCCGCCGGTGGATACTGCACCTGCCCCGGATTACGGCGTTGTGTGCCCTAACGATGCATGGGATTTTGCGAGAGGCGGCTCAATCAAAGCGCGTGGCGCAATGGGATGTTCATCTACTCGCCACCATGGCGGTTTACCTAGAGGTTAATGATGGCAACTACTACTCAAGATCCCAGCAAAACAGACTACACCTTTGCCGGAGGCTTGTCTGGTGTTAATCCTGCCGAGCTTGATCCTCAGGACATTCAAAGACTTCGTGACGTGACTGATCAGGGCATTGAAGCCCTGAAGCACCGTTATGACAACCCCAACTGGTTCAAGGTTGCGGCTGGCTTTGCCAAGCCCACGGGCGGCAACTTCTTGGCATCTTTGGGCAATGCAATGGAGCCTCTAGGTGAAAACGTAGAGCAAGAGCGTGCCAACATTCAACCAGTTGTGAATGCGCAAATCCTGCGCGAGCAAAGCAACATGTTGCTTGGACAGAAAATTAAGCAAAACCAAATTTTCCAAGAGTGGCGTGCATCAGGCATGCCAATGGATGAGCGCACCTATTCACGGATTGCTTCATTGGGCGAGAACACGGACGTTGCAAAGTCTGCCAAACAATATTGGGATCAAGCCAAGGCTCGTGTTGAGACAACCACGGGCGCTCAAAGGGCCAGATACGAGTTTCCTGAGCTTGATGATGCATTCAAGAAATTTGTTGAAGTGTCAGCAGATCCAACTGCCGATCCAAAAGAAATCCAAAGAAGATCAGAGGCTGTCAGCAAGAACCTTGATGCGGCGAAGCCACCTCAGACAGAGCAGGCGACATGGGATGGCATGTCGTTGCAGGATAAGCGTAATGAAATCGCAAAATACGCTCATGATCAACAGACAATTGGCTTGACAGAAGAAGGCAAGTTCAGGTTTAACCACGACCAAGCGGTCAATCGCCTTCCATTGATGGAAACCATTCGCAATCAAGCATTGGGCAAAGGATTGCATGATGCTCAATTGAAGGACGAGAAAGGTCAAACCGTCACGCTTACAGGCCAACAGCAAATGGCTAAATTGCTGGGCATGTTTGGCGGCAACAACCCGTTTGAAATCATTGCCAAGGCGGCGAATGAAGGCAAGTTTGGCGACCTGTTTAAAGGCGCTGATCAGTTGGTTCGTCAGGGCATGATGACCTCTGAAGCTCGCACGGAGTTTGAGGCACTGGTTAAATCGTTGGCGATGCAGGAAGTTCAATTCCGCAATGGCGCGATCAATCCCACAAACGCATACCAATCCTTACAGCAGAGTGCTACACCGGGTGTCTGGAATTCACAAAGCTCTTTGGTTCATATTCTTGATTTGATGGCTCATGGCGAAAGCAATGAGATCAACAAATATCAACATATTCTTACCAAACCCACTAACCCACAAGAACCTTATGGGGGTCGTCGCATTGGCGCAGATAGCGCCTTCTATGACAAGCAAAGAGAGTGGGCGGCGGAGCACGAGCGCATTGCAAAGAACATCTCTCAGATGCCTATGAAGACACCTGACTGGTACAGACCCGGCTACAAGCCTCAGCCAGATACAGAGCAAAAGCCTCAGGCCAATCCCCCTGCTGTACAGGCACAACCATCTGGCGGAGAACAGCGCAAGACCAACCCTCCCGCCAATGCGCCCCGCAGGAATGATCGGATTGTTGGTGCCAACGGCAACGTATGGCAAAGAGATCCACAGACTGGCAAATACAATGACACAGGGGAGAAACCGTAATGGCGGACAACACCGACATTCCAATTTCGACTTGGAACAACAACCCGGGTAACCTGAGGCCGCCCAAGGGTGTGACCTACAAGGGTCAAATTGCAACCGACCCCAACACAGGCTTTGCTATTTTTGAAGACCCTGAGTCAGGACGTAACGCGCTAGAGGGCGACATCAACATCAAGCTCAAGCGCGGCATCAACACGCCTCATGATTTTGTCGAAGCATATTTGGGCAAAGATCCAAAGAACACAGATCAAAACAAGATCGACTACAAACAGCACATTGCAAACACCCTTGGCTTGAAGGATCCACACGAGCCCTTCCCTGAGAATTCCACTTCCAAGATTGCTGATGCAATATCCGGCTTTGAAAGCGGCTCATGGAAAAAGCCAAAGCCTCAGCAGGCCGAGCCAGCCGATTCTGAAGAGGGCAAAACAATCACAGGCGGTGACATCAAAAAAGATGAAGCCGCTGATGCGGATCAGGGCAACAAAGGAAATGTTCCAACAGTTGACCCTAGAAGTCTTCCCGGCACAAGCACTGCATACAAGCAGGACATAGGAACGCTGGGCGCTCTCACTGGAGCCGTGAGTGCTGGCGCGGTGGAGGCGGGGTCTGCAATCATTCCTGCAAAGTCAAACATTCTTGCCGCGATGCGCATCGGGTCTACTGACCCCAATGCTCCATCTACACGCTGGGGCCTAGATTCGTACACAAGAAAAATGTTTCCGATGGATACCGATATCCATTTGAAAGACTTGGAAAGTGAAGTCACAAAACTTCGTCAAGCGGCGGATCCAAAGGCACCCAAGGTCAAGCTCAGGACAATGTCTGAAGTGCAGGACGCAATAAAAGAAATTCAAGCCAAAGCACCTTCTGTCGTGCAAAAGCCTGTCATTTCGCCTGTGCCCGGATCTCCCGGTCAATTCAGCGACACTGGAAGATTTGTGGTCAGAGATGTTCCCGGAACACCCGGCGCTGACCTGTCTGCCTATGTTCGCAACCCCAACACGCCCGTTAAAAATGCGGTGATGGCTCCTGTGAAAGCGGCACAAAGAGCGGTGACTGGCGCACTGCCTTCAGCCCTCCGAATTGGTACCGGCGCTTTAGGTGGCCTCAATGCGGCAACCAGTGGATATGACGCATGGGAGATGGCGCACGATCCCAAGTATGGCGGCTCATCTGAGCAAGGTAATTACTACAACCCCTATGTCTTGGGCAAGGGGGCTCAAATGGTAGGCGGCGCAATGATGATGGTGCCCGGCATGCAATTGCCCGGTGCCGCACTGACTGCTGTTGGTATGGCTCCTGAGGCGTATGACCTTGCAACAGAATATGGCCCTAAGGCTTATGAGTATGCCAAGCGAGAGGCTCCGAAAGCTGTTCCAAGGGCTCGTGAATATTTGCACCGTACTCTTGCGCCTGAAACACAGGCCAATCTAAAAAGGCAATACCCAGACGACACCGGCAACCTTGGCGCGTTGCCATAAATAACCCCCTCCGTATGTGGAGGGGGATTTGCTTACGCTTGTGATCTAACCTCAAGAATCTTGTCAGCCACCAAAGTGTTGTATGCGCGTGCAACATCTACGCATGCCTCACGTTCAGCTTTGACAATCTCTGGTGTTGCCTTCTTCACAAAGGCATCAGCCAACATGACAAGGTCTTCTTCGAGGAAGTTGTAGTTTTCCTCCAGTTGAATATTCATGAAGGCTTCGATCACCTGTTCCTTGGTCAAGCTCATTTCTTCTCCTCAAGGTCAAGCTCCAAGTTGATGGGGCGAGCATACTCAACCTTCACCCCCTTACCCAAAAGCTCCACCAGATCGGTTTGTGAGGCTACAGCGGCGTTGTATTGGCTGTTAGCAACATAGGCGATGGCGGTCTGCCGGGTAGGGGCGCTGACAAGGTGGATACCTGTGGGGCCACCGACTACATAGATACGTTCTGACATGATGTTTCCTTATTTGACGTTGATGAATGGAACTGCACCGCCGCTGGTGGTGGGCAATTTGCCGTCCCAGCGTTCGATTGCTTTGAGTTGGACATAGGATGCCCCGCCTTGGCTGTTGATGGCCTGCGTTTCGATCTGGATTGCTTTGGCACGGCCTTCAGCCTTGGCAATCTCTTGTTTTGCTTCTACTTCGATGCGTTGCAAGTCTTGCTCGGCCTTCAGCTTGGACTGTGTTGCCACAACCTTGGACTCGATGGCACGTTGGTACTCTTCGCTGAACCCAAAGTTCACCAGACTGATGTCGCCTACCTCCACGCCGTACTTGACCAGCTTGCCTGCAACCTCTTCTTTGACTTGACCAGACACCACATCGCGCTTGGTAATCAACTCTTCGCTGGTGTAGTGGGCCGTGACGGCTTTCAATGACTCACTCAGGGCAGGCAGGATGACTCGGTCTTGCAAGTCAAAGCCAAACTCTTTGTAGATGTGAGCCGCCTTGGAGCCATCAATGCGGTAGTTCATCACGATGTCAGTGTGAATCTGTTGCAAGTCTTTGGTTCCCGCACTGGCCTTCTCAAGCTTGGTGGTGACCAAACGAACCTCAACCTCTTTGATGCGAGAGATCGGATTGACCATGTGCATACCCTCAGCCAATGTCTGTTGGTTGACTTCGCCCAGTGTCACCTGCACACCAATGTGACCCGCAGGAATTACCGTAAACGATTCAAACGCAAGCGTTGACAGAATCAAACCCAGCGCAACCGCAGTAGGCAAAGATTTTTCAAATTCAGGCTTCGGCTCTTCGAATGGTCGTTTGTAGCTTTCGTTGTATTCCTTTTTGCGCTCCCATCCATCAAGCTCATTGCGATACCACGCATAGAAACCACCAAACGTAACCAATGCCAAAAATAGTGAAAGAAAAATTAAACTCATTTCAAACTCCAAAGTTGTTTTTCAATTTCCAAAAGCGCAAGAGACATTGAAACATCTCCCAGCCCTTGACCAGTTCTTCCTCAGACCATTCCACAACCTTCACGAGGCCGGGGTGGGTGCGAGAAACAAACACGTTTGCACAGCGTGCATGAGGCACTCCAAGGCCGTGGCGATAGGCCGCGAGTTGAAGCAGATGTTCGTCATAGGCTTCCACCTTGTCGTCGGGGCCAAAGTCCTTCGACTTAGCATCCAACACAATGCCCACGGGCGCGTGCTCGTCAGCCGCGCAGTACAAGTCCACCTTGCCACCAAAGCCCAGCGCACTGGCAAACGACCGCTCGACCAACCAAGGCTGGAATGGGTGTGTTTTGAAGTGGTTGAAGATTGACTCTTCAAAGGCTTTGGCGATGTCCTTGTGCTCGACATCCTTCTTGCCGCCGAACCATGCCTCAATGGACTCGTGGATGCGCGTGCCACGCTCTGCGGCGGACTTGGCGGTCTCCTTGGAGTCGAACACGATCCGGGCGATGAAGTCCTTCTCAGACTCGCCGGGGTCGCGCGGCAGGGTCAGGGCGGCGAGAAGCATTTGCTCCTGCTTCCAAGCCTCCAGACCGGGCTTTGCGGCGATTTTGAGGACGGTGGTGACCGAAGGCACCAGATCCATCTTGCGTGCGTCCCTGAGGGTTGTAGGACGGTCGGAACCGTCCTTGGCCTTCACGGTGTACTGCGGCGCTCCGTCTTGTTGATACCAATGAACCGACTCAGCGGCTCGTGCAATGATTGTGGTCATTTTTTCTTTCCTCGTGGTTTGCGGTTAGCCAAGATTTTTTTACCTTCTGGTGTTTGAGTCCAATGCGGCTTTTTGTGAACCTCAACAATAGGAGGGCTTGTTTTCCAGAGTCCAGAACGTCTCATTGCTTCAACTTGAGTTGGATTCAATGTGAATGTTTTGGGCTTTTTTTCTTCAGCAGGCTCTTTGTATTCCATCCAATCATCAGCCAGCATGTCTGATTGGGACGCTAACCAACCGGGCAAGTAGGCTTGACGACCTTCCGAGTTGACTGTCCACATATCAATGTGCGGCAAAATTTCCAAATGATCCAAACCACGGCGCTTCAAGAACTCGGCGTTGATAGGGCCGTTGGGTTTTACTTTGTCAGCTTCAACAAGGTAGCCGCCAGCACGAATTAAAAACATGCCCTTGCCATTCCACCCTTGACGAGTGACTGGATAACCTGCATTCAATAAAGTAATTGCTTCTCCAAATTTCATTTTTACTCCTCAAGAAAACCAAAGAAAAAAGCCGTGGAATATTCCTATGGGGAAGAATATTGCGCCAGCAAGGAGGAACCCCCAAGCGGCATGACCAAAGCAATAGAAGATGTGTGTGAGCCATGCAAAGAAGCAGGCCCATCCAATGACGTATCCCATGGTTGCTCCTTAGTATGGGAATTTGGGCTTAGGTATGCACTGAACATCAATGACGATGTCTGACATCATTCCTGAGACCATGCGTTTAGAAAACACAGGTACAGCCCTCATACCATTGCTTTCGCAATCAATGGTGGCTTGTATAACCTCATTGCGGCTCATTTGCTGAACGCGAGAGTCCAGCACCAATTGAACTGGTGGAGGCCCTGCGTGCAAATAAGACGATGGCTGAGGCGGCGGAGGCGGTGCTGAGGCGCAACCCGCCAGCACCAGCGGGATCAAGAGTAGTGTTCTCATGATCAGAAGGGGATATCGTCATCCATGTCGTCAAAGGCAGGCTTGGCGGCTGGTGCAAACACAGGCGCTGGTGCTTTGCCTTGCAATCGTTGCCATTCAGGCGACTGCATGATCTTTCCCTTGAGCTTTTCGTGGAAGGTTTCAAACATTGCCATGTCGGGCTTGTCGAGTTGAAAGATTTCATCCGGGTTGACCGCCGCAGGCAGGCCACTCTTTTTCATCACCGACGGAACAGGAGTCACGCCTTTGACGTTGATGTAAGTCTTACCGTCGTTGCCTGTGCTCTCAATCAGGTTCAACATGCACCATGCACCCAACACAGTCTTCAGATCGAAGCGACGCATCTCTTCTTCGGTGAATGGCTTGCCTCGCCATGACTGAAGATCAATACGCAGGTTGGCCTTCGATGACCATGACAGCGTGTAGTTTTGGAAAGCGCCAAACGGACGACCATCCTTCATGCGAAGCGGATTGCCTTCGTCATCAGAACCGTGGATTTCCCAGTAGATGGCGATCTGGTGCAACAGCTTGGCAACGCCTTTGAATTCCTTCTTCTGGGTGCCAAGGTCAATGATTCGGTAGCACCGCGCGAGGTGCATACCGGGTGGGCAACGCTCGAAGTCTCCACCCTTGTCTTCAACGATAAAACTCATGATTTCTCCTGTTAAAAAGTCCCGTAGGACACTCACACGATCAACTTGATCGCAGGAAGACTATAACACGGAATTAGATAATGTGTTAGACTCTTTCACAGAAAGGAGGATGCATGAACCTGAAGCAATATTTCAAAGACGAGCCCTACGGGGCGAAGAAGGAAATGGCTGATCACCTTGGCATCACGCCGACATGGCTTGGTTTGCTAATCAGAAAAGCCAGACGGCCTTCACCTGAATTGGCGAAGAAGATTGAAAAAGCAACCGAAGGTCTTGTGAGCGCCAGAGAGTTGCGACCAGATTTGTTTGATTGACCCGATGTTGGGTTTTTTACAGGAGAGAAGATGAAAAAAGTAAAGCTAGATGCCATCAGACTCGATGGCGGGACTCAGTGCCGAGTAGTGATTGACCAACCCACGGTCTATGCCTACTTGGAGGCCATGAAAGAAGGCGATGAATTCCCACCATTGGAGACGGTGTTTGATGGCTCAACGCATTGGCTGACAGATGGGTTCCACCGTTGGCATGCGTACAAACTGTTGGGCATCAAAGAGCTTGAGGTGAAGTACAAGCCCGGCACCTTGCAGGACGCGCAAATCGAAGCATTGAAGGCCAATTCCAAACATGGCAAGACGCTGACCAATGAAGACAAGCGCAACAAGGTCGAGATGGCTTTGAGCATTGATGGCTTTGACATGAGGTCGGACTACGAGATTGCCAAGCTGTGCGGGGTGTCACAACCCTTTGTGGCCTCAATCCGCAACCCGGAGAAGAAGGAAAAGCAAGCCGCCCAGCGAGCTAAGAGCAGTGCCAAGAAGTCTGAGGAGTTAAGTGTTACTAATCAGATTAGTAGTGAAAATACAACAGCTAATCCTGATGCCGGGGCTGTTCCTGATGAGGCGGAGATGCAGGCCGCAGAGCGAGCCATGCAAGCCGACATGGATGCCATGTACAAGCTGTTGGAGTCCGACGACGCATTGCAAACTGCGCACGAGGAGATCAAGCGGTTGAACTACTTGGTGGCTCAACAAGAAACCCGTATTCATGGGCTCATGAATGAACGTAATACAGCAGTGACCATGCTGAAGAAACTCCAAAAAGAAAACGATAAATTAAAGGCCAAAAAATGACTGATACCCTAGCGCCAAGTGGGCGTAATGATGGAGCAAGATTCCCCGATCCAAGACCCTTCCAAGTGACTGCACACAACGAGTTGCGCCAAGGGTTCAGGGACGGGCATAAAAACCAATTGATCATGGCCCCTACGGGGGCCGGGAAGACCTACCTTGGCCTGCGGATCTGCAACGAAGCAATCCAAAAGGGCAAGCGTGCGGTCTTCCTATGTGATCGCACCACCCTGATCAACCAAACCTCTGCTGTGGCTGATAAGTACGGCATGAGGAATCACGGCATCATTCAAGCCAACCACTGGCGGCGCAGGCCAGAGGAGTTGTTGCAGATTGCCAGCGTGCAGACCATCGCCAAACGCGAGTTCTGGCCTCAGATGGACGTGCTGGTGGTCGATGAGGCCCACACCACCTACAAGGCGTGGACAGAGTTTGCTCAGGCCACCGGTGCCACTGTGATTGGCCTGTCAGCCACACCGTTCACCACCGGGCTGGGCAAGATATTCAGCAACCTCGTAAACGCCACCACGATGCACGATTTGACCGTGGACGGGGTACTGGTGCCCATGCGCATTTTTTCCTGCCAGAAGCCCGATATGACCGGCGCTGAGACCAAAGGCGGTGAGTGGACAGATAAGGCGGCGGAGGAGCGCGAACTCAAGATTGTGGGTGACGTAGTCAACGACTGGATCCGGTTCGGCGACAACCGCAAAACGATTGTGTTCGGAGCCACCATCAAACACTGTGAAGAATTGTGTCGGCAATTTATTACACAGGGCCACATGGCGGCTGTGTTCACGTCGGAGACCACCGCAAAGGAGCGGGAAGACCTACTGAACGAGTACCGCAAGCCTGACAGCCACCTGAAGATTTTGATCAGCGTGGAGGCGCTTGCAAAGGGTTTTGACGTGCCTGATGTAGGTTGTATCTGTGACGCGCGACCATTGCGCAAATCGCTGTCCACCGCGATCCAGATGTGGGGCCGGGGCCTGCGGTCGTCACCCGACACCGGCAAGAAGGATTGTCACCTGCTGGATTTCAGCGGCAACATCATTCGGTTCTTTGAGGACTTCAACGACATCTACTTCAACGGTTTGGCGAAGCTGGATGACGGCGACAAGCTGGACAAGAAAATCCGCACCGCTGAGGAGTTCGAGGCCAAGGGTTGCCCCAAGTGTGGCTACAAGCCGTTCCACAAGCGGTGCATGGCCTGCGGGTACGAGAAGGTCAGCCGCATGATTGACGATGCGGTGCCGGGCCACATGAAGGAGATATTCATTGGCGAAGGCAAGAACAAGAAAAAGCTGGCGGACAACGCCGAGCACCTGTGGCACCAAGTCGTGACCTATGCACGCATGCACAGCAAGCCTGAGACTCAGCAGGGCCGTGCCTATCACCTGTTCAAGAAGATCACCGGGCAGGATCCCATGTGGCGCTTCACCACTGCGCCCAACGTGGAGATCGGTCGCAACGTGATCAACAAGATCACACAGATGAACATGGCGTGGAAGAAGGGGATGGGCAAATGAGTTTCATTGACTTTGCACGAGCACACGGCGTGGAGATCGACCACGCCAAACTGTATGCATCAGATCGCATCAAGCGCACTGGTACCGTTGCCAAACCCAAGTCGGACAATGGTGCCTACTTCTGGGACGGTCAGCGTGGCTGGATCATGGATTGGTCGGGAGAGGCAAAAGTGATTTGGTACAACGACCCATCGGCACGACCATGGAGCGACGAGGAGAAACGTGCATGGGCGGCAAAGCGCCAAGCCCAGCAGACCGATCAACAGCACAGGTACGAGCAGGTGGCCTTGCAGGCCGATATCACTCTGCGGTCAGCCAAGACCATGACCCACAGCTATTTGCAGATCAAGGGCTTCAAGGATCTTGAAGGGCTGGTGCTGGACGATAAACTGCTGATCCCGATGCGCAACGTGGTGACCAACAGGTTGCAGGGCTACCAGCAGATCTACTGGGACGCTGAGAGCCGCAAGCATGAGAAGAAGATGCTGACAGGTATGCGTGCCAAGAATGCCGTCTTCTACCTTGGTCAGAGGGGCTTGGAGGAGGCTTGGCTGGTCGAAGGGTATGCCACTGGCCTGAGCGTCCTCCATGCCCTCAGAAGCTGTGGATTGAAGGCATCGGTGGTGGTGTGTTTTAGCGCAGGCAACATGGTGGCTGTTGCGGATCAGATACAGGGCAAGAAGTTTGTTTTTGCTGACAACGATGCCAGCCAGACAGGAGAAAAATCGGCAATAAGTACGGGCTTGCCTTGGACGATGGCTGAAACTGTGGGCTGGGATGCCAATGATTTGCACATAAAGCAAGGCTTGTTTGCAGTGGTGAAAAAAATTATGGAGTGCCGAAATTCAGTGATATATTCCTGATCCTGTTTGCGATGTGTGAAGCGGGTTAGCGCCGCTTGTATTGGACTTCTTATTCCTTATGTGCACAAACACTGCTTTATGTGAGCACATCGCAAACAGCCAACAAGTGTGTGGATTGGCAGGTACGAAGCCGGTCAAGTGGCCTCTGAAAGTTCGGTGTCTTGCAAGCCAGCCGACTTTAAGCTATTCATCCCGGTGCTCTGCATGGGTCGCGCCCATAACAGTCCACACTCTTGTTGGTGAAAGCACAGACTGATGTGCGACATGTTTGGTTGCTCTTGCATGATTGGACGAGGCGCTGACCGTGGGCGGATATGAACAGACACGGAAGCCGGAGGTGGTCTAGAACGCCAAAGGATTGCCAAGCTGGAGATCAGTACCAGCCACCAACAGCTAACACGCATGGGGATTGAAGCAAATCTGGGCGGATCGTCAGCCGCACCAATGAGCTACAACCTGACGGATCAGTCCCCAGTCGTGTTGGTGAAAGCGGATGCCTTGTACCAGTGTCGAATACGTTCAAGGACGTAGCGAGTAGCCAACAACCTACACGCATGGGGATTGCAACGGCAGAGTTTGGTTCTGATGCATCCCGTGGGGTTAAGTGAAGTCCCCGCAGTCCCCAGCCGTGTTGGTGAAAGCTCAGTGACCCTGAGTAGCGAACGAAAGTGACCGAGGCGATCAGGAAAGGTAAAGAATATCTGCTATCAGAGCCTTGATGCAGACGCACAGACACCAACAACCCTTTAGCGGGGTGGAGAAGGAGTATCTCGACTGGCTCATAACCAGTAGGTCGTCAGTGCGAATCTGGCCCCCGCTACCAAACATTCCGAGATAGCACAGCGGTAGTGCAGTTGGCTGTTAACCAATTGGTCGGTGGTTCGATCCCACCTCTCGGAGCCAAATGCGACACGGTGTCGCTTTTGAGTTGACATGTCGTGAGACCTGTTGATAGAATTTGAATCAAGTTGCAAGGTGTGGAAACCGAAGCAAGCAAAGCCGTTAAGTCAGATCCCGACCCCGACTGGGGTAGCGCGTCAGCCAAAAGCTGAGGTGTTTTTCCACCGGGGTCTGTCTTAACGGCTTTTTTGTTTTCCACTGCCCTGCCGTACTCCGCACGAAAGCAAGCACCCCAGTCGTGGTGGCGCGGAAGGAAAGCGTACACGGTATGCAACCGTGGATTTGATGATGGTGATTGCCCGGACTGACGGGTATGACTTGTAGGCTGGATCGTTCTTTGGAATACGCAAGGTGGGGGCTTTGTTCCCCCTGAAAGTGCCAGCAAACCCAGAGTTCAGTACTGGGCACCATCATCAAGTTCATGGGCTAGGGGGCAGTTCCCGAATAATCCGTGCGGCTGGTCGAATCATCAAGCCGAGGGGTAGACGGTATCCAATCCGTCACATGATGATCCTGCTTGACAGGGGTGAAGCACCTTCCCTCTCTACTCCGGTTGGGGTAGGGGGGTCTTTGGGTGAAAGGAAAGGAAGAGGGGGGAGATGGGGGCAGGCCCCGCACCTGCCAGACTCAAACCCCGTGTTAGACTTTAACCAAACAACTGGAGAACCCATGGACAAGCTGGAAGAGTTGCACTACTTCACCACCCCGATTTATTCGATAGTCAAGCCTGAGTTCTTGGAGCCCATCCGGGCGCTGTCTGCGAAGTATTTGGAGCACTCCAAAGAGGTCATGAAGGCTGACCGACCAATGACGGTGATGACGAACAACTTTTCGTTGGAGCCAGAGGCCGCAGACTTTGCGCAATACGTTTCACAGACTGCATGGAACATCCTGAACGCTCAAGGGTATGACATGGACAAGCTGGTGACTTACTTCACCGAGATGTGGACGCAGGAGCACAACTTCCATTCCAGCATGGATACCCATGTGCATGGAGGCGGAACACAAGTCAGCGCGTTTTACTTTTTGGAAGTCCCAGAGAACGCATGCAAGTTGATTATTCACGATCCACGGCCTGCCAAGGTCATCATTGACTTGCCAGAGAAGGACGACACCAAAGTCAGCCCAGCATCTCGCATGATCGTGTTTACGCCGCAGGAGGGCACGTTGTTTTTTGCACCTGCATGGTTACCTCACCAGTTCACTCGCAACATGAATCCTGAGAAGCCTGTGCGCTTTGTACACATGAACTTGTCAGTGACATTGGCACCGCATCAGCACGAGCCAGATGTGGAGGTGATATGAAATTCAGAAAGAAGCCTGTGGTCATTGAGGCCACCCAGTGGTTCAAGATGGGCGACCATCCGAAAGTTGTTATTGAGTTTGAGGGAAAACCAATGCCGCCTTATGTCTGGACTCTTGAGGGTTTGATGCAAGTTAACCCCGGCGACTGGATCATTACTGGCGTGAAGGGTGAACACTACCCATGCAAGCCCGACATCTTTGAGATGACCTATGAGGCTGTAGAGTGAAGTTCAGAATCAGATTCAACAAGACCGCCGGGCAACCCGGCAGGGGCACCATCGATCACAAGTGGAGAGTGTTCGACGAGACTGGCAAAGAGTTCCTTTGCAAGAATGTTTGGTTGCTGACCAAAGCATGGACAGCAGAAGATCCCAACGGGCACGATTGGAATTTTGTTGTTGAAGGTGTGATGCACATCAATCGAGCAGACTCCACAATCACTATTTCAGAAGTCTAATTTTGTGTTAGACTCCTCCTACCACAACGTGTGGGTATAGGAGGTCAAATGAGACTGATGACGGAAGAGGAAACAGAGATTGCAGTTGCCAAGCACACCCGGCGACGCAGTACGTTTGAAGAGGAAGGGCTGAGTGCTGACGACGCATGGCATTTGGCTGACAGACTGTGGGAGAGGGATGCTGATCCATTCGACGACAGACGTGTGTGCTTCGAGTGCAAGAAGTACGACGCAAAGAACAAAACATGCCCTAAGTATGTTGATCGTTGGGACAGACCACAGCGCCCACCACGCTTCACCTTGCAACGATGCCCATGGTTTGAATTGAAGGGGAAGAAATGACACAAGATGAAATTATTGAGATGTGGAACAGCGTTATTAAATACGCACCAAGCGAAGTGCGTCTTGAAGCTTTTTCCAAACTGATAGCCGCCAAAGAACGTGAAGCCTGTGCAAAGGTTGCTGATCAAATCAGCAACAAATATGGTTATGGATATTACGGCAATGAAGTAGATACAGCAGTAGATACGGCAGATGAAATTGCCACCGCCATCAGAGCCAGAGGTGAAGCATGACACAAGATGAAATCATTGAGATGGCTAGACAAGCTGGAATTATTGCTATCCACACCGACGGAGATGGTAATTGGCATCAGCAATTTGTTGCTCTTGAAGCCTTTGCCAAACTGGTAGCCGCCAAAGAACGCGAAAAGTTTTGTGTATTGTTGCGGCAATTCCATGACTCTATTTCATTGGCAAGTGACCCAAGCACAATTAAAGCCAGAGGTGAAGCATGAGAGTCCTTGGTATTGACCCCGGCCTATCTGGCGCATATGTTCTGTTGGACAACGGCACACCAGTCATATGGGAGCGCATGCCGACCTACATGGTGGGCAAGAACAATCGAATCAACACCGCCGCATTGGCATCGCTGTTTCGATTCCTCGACGCTGACAAAGCGGTGATTGAGCAAGTGGGTGCCATGCCCGGTCAAGGTGTCACCAGCATGTTCACCTTCGGACACGCCGTGGGAAGCGTCATGGGCGTGCTAGGAGCCCTCGAAATACCTGTGAGCAGTGTTACCCCTCAGGTGTGGAAAAAGGCCGCTGGAGTCAACGGCAAAGACAAAGACGAAGCAAGATCAAAGGCGTTGCAGTTATGGCCTCAATGGCGTGAACTCGACAAAAAAGGTGCAGGTCAGGCATTTGCAGATGCCGCGTTAATAGGGAGATATGGACAATGAGCACATTCAACAAACCAACAAACCCACCAGCATTCCCCCAACCAAATATGCAATATGACGAAGATAGAGGCATAACCTTGCGTGATTACTTTGCGGCAAAGGCTATGCAGGGAATGATGCACGATGTATCGCAACCTGTTGGCGAAGTAATTGCTGAATGGGCTTATCAAGTTGCAGACGCAATGTTGAAAGCGAAAGAAGCATGAGCGAAGAAGACTACATTGAAATGAGAATTCTCCCTGAACTATCTGACTGGCAGTGCTACATGTTTGGCAATAGACCGGGCTATTTGGGCATTGTGTACCGCCCAAGAAAAGGCAGGGTTCCAAATTTGTTTGTGCGCTGGATGATGCGCATTTGTTTTGATTGTTTGTGGGTAAAGGATAAGAAATGAAATTCAGAAAGAAACCCGTAGTGATCGAAGCTACTCAGTGGTTCAAGATGGGTGACCATCATGCCGTCATGCCGGGTTGGTCTTTGATGGAAAGCGGCAAGAAGGAATATTTTTTCTTTGTCAATACTTTGGAAGGTCAAATGAAAGTTAATTACGGCGACTGGATCATCACTGGCGTGAAGGGTGAACACTACCCATGCAAGCCTGACATTTTTGAGATGACCTACGAACCAGTTGAGATGACGTTTGAGCACAGGAGCTACCCATGACTGAGAAAAAAGAAATGAGCCAACTTGCTCGGCAACTGCTGGGTGGTTCCGGCGCGGTGACATTTTTCACCCAAGCTGAGTTCGACGAGGCGCTGGCGCTGGCAAAGGCAGAGATCATGACCGTGGCTATTGAGACCACAAAGCGAGCCATCATGATCGAGCGAGAGGAGTGCGCCAAGCTCGCCGACGAGTGCGTGGACATTGAAAAGCTAGGCGACGCAATCCGTAACCGCATACCAACACAGAGGCAATGATGGGATTCAGAGACACATTTGGCAAAGTCATGCGGGAAGTCACCCGCACCAAAACCATCCGGGAAATCATCGCGGCGGAACTGCGCGAGGCCCACAAGAAAAAGTTGGAAGCGGAGTCCGGGGTCGAATACGCCCGGTCAATCGTCCAGTACAACGAGCAACGCATCCAGCGCCTGCAAAAGCGCCTACTGGAGCACACCGAAGAAGGAGACTACACATGAACCAAAAGGACATCAACGATGCAGTGGACTACCTGTACACCCATGGTGCCAAGTATGCTGAGGCCAAAGCACAGCGCGTCTACCTCGAAGAGTTCCGCAAAAGCCAGAAGGCCATGCTGATGATCACCGCCAAGGTCAGTGGCAAGGCCAAATCCGAGGCGGCGGCAGAAACAGAAGCATATGCAGACCCAGCCTATGTCGAGATCCTCAAGGGCCTACAGGTGGCTGTAGAGCAGGAAGAAGCCTTGCGGTGGGGGTTGGTGTCGGCGCAGGCCAGAATCGACGTGTGGCGCTCGCAGGAGGCCAGCAACAGGGCATTCGACAAGGCGGTGACATGACAGACACACAAATGGCTTTATTGCTTGCCAACATCTGGCTTGCTCGGCATGCAGGCGAAGGATATTCGGGGTGCATGGCCCTGTTGTTTTTGTTTTTAGGGCTTTACAAAGGGTGGTTTGCATGAACGGCTCCTACAACAAGGATGAGCGAGCATGGGTGCATCTGGTGAAGGAGCAACCCTGCTCTGTATGCGGCACGCCCGGCCCATCGGACGCACATCACATCAAACAGGGCAAACACTACACCTGCGTGGCCCTGTGCAAGTCCTGCCACCAAGGCGCAAAGATGGGCTGGCACGGCGAAAAGCGAGCATGGGCAATTGCCAAGATGGACGAGCTTGATGCCCTAAATGAAACTATAAGAAACATAAGTACTACTAATCGGATTAGTAGTTAAGCCAAACAGCATTAGGGTTTTCAGATGAAAATATTTTGCTCCCGCGCTCACAGACTCTAACTTCGTGTTATAGTTCTCTCACTGCCAACGAGGCAGGTTTAACAGGAGATTCCAAATGACTGAAGTTCAAGCCACCATCCAAGCTCTCGCAACTGTTGAGAGCATCACCAACGACATCGACACACTTGCCGTGTTGGATCGTCAACAAAAAGCTTTGACCGCTCAGGTCAAGACCCTCAAAGACAACATTGCCAACACCTACGGTGACGGCAAGCACCGTGGCGAAAAGTACGGCGTGACTATCAGCATCGCCAACGTCAAGGGCTCCGTCGATTACGACGCACTGTGCGCCCACTTCGGCATCACCGAAGAGCAACTCAACTCCTTCCGCAAAGAAGGCTCCTCACGCATCACTGTGACACCCACTGTTTAAGGAGAGCCAATCATGCAAACACTCGTCGGATTTTGGATTTTCAGCCGCCGCTCCAGCTTGATGGGCGGTACATACCAAGTTTTTTATGCGGACGACGGATTTGGCGAATTGACACCAATCGCATTTCCAGTTCACGCCATCAACACAGCCAACCAATAAACCAACGGGGCTTCGGCCCCTCACAAAGGAACCCATCATGGATAAAAACATTGCCGCGATCTTGCGCGAAGACACCAAGACCATCAAGATTCAATTCAACAACGAGAACGGCACAGTTAGTCGTGATTACACCTATGTCACACACCTTGATGTGCATATCGGAAATTTTGTCATAGTGCCTGTTGGCAATTTTGATTTGTGGAAGATTGGAGAAGTTGTTCAAGTAGATGATGAACTCAACATTGAGCCCAACGCAGACATCAAATACAAATGGGTGGTTGATGTGGTGGATGTGAAAGCCGCACACGAAAACCAACAACGCAACAAAGAGATTGAAAACATGTTGGCCCAGTCATATCACCGCAACGCACGTCAAGCCTATGCACAGCAATTCTTGTCTGGCGCTGATCCCAAGGTACTGGCTTTGGTTAAAGGAGACAAGTCATGAAAATCAAGCAAACCATTCACGTCCACTTTTCAAAGTGGGATTTTGAAGAAACAGGTGAGTACGTCATCTACAGCCACAAATTTGAAGACACCGACTTTCGGGCTCACATTTGCGAATGCGAAATTGAAATTGAAATACCGGATGACTTTGATCCTCGCCCACAACAAATTGCTGCGCTGGAACAAAAAAAGCAAGAGGCTATGGCTGAATATCAAAACACCCTGACTGAAATCAACGAGCGCATCAGCAGGTTGCAAGCCATCACCTACACAAAGGACTAAACCATGTTTGACATCGAGCACTACAAGAAACCCACAGACTGGGCCCAGATTGCCATGTATGCGGTGTCAGTCATCGCTATCATCGTCGTGGTATTAGATGTCCTGTACTGGCGGAGGTAACCATGGAAAGTCTTATCACCACCATCATCACCTTGATCATTCTGTTTTTGATGCTTGCCGGCATGGTATTCATTGGGTTGATCATCTTTGTGAACTTCGTTCTGTACGCCCAAGAGGAGGACAAAAAATGACCAGAGAAGAAATGTTGGCCCAAATTGCCGAGATGAAAACCATGCAGGATCGACTCAATCCCCGCATCTCAAGATTCATGGAGCGCCTGCTGGACAACTACGATGAGGACATGGTGCTGAACATTGCCACGCATATTGGCATCACCATGCTGGCGTGGTGCCTGCTGGTGGTGGAAGACCGAGGTGTCGATCCAGATGACTACATGCATGCGGTGCTGGCTGGGCTGGCGCTCAAACACACCGAGGGCCGCGCCGGGGTGCAGGCGGACGAGGCCATCACCAAAGCCAGCATCACCAGCGGGTTCACCTGCCGACCAAGACACTAGGGAAAACACCTAAACATCTAACTATCTAACTTTGTGTTATAGTTCTTTCACTGCAATGAAGCAGGTTTAAATCAGGAGAACGAAATGGAAGACAAGTCAATCATGATCAAAACCCGAGAGGGCAATCGCACCATTTTCATCGACGAGTACACCGACAAAGAGATTTGGATCAGCATTCAAGTAGCAGGCGGTGGTGCCAGCACATCAATGACCGTAGAGCAGGCCAAGCAAATGATTGCCGGCCTAACCAAATTCGTAGAAAACATGGAGGTAACAGCATGACACGCAAACCAACGGCACCAAAGGCCGCGCCAACTGAAGAGAAGCAGTACCGCATGCCTGCGGAGGTACACGACTGGATAGAGCAGGCCAACAGCCTGATCAAGTACCAAAAGAACGAGATCGCCGAACTGAAAGCGGAACTGAAGGAACTCAAGTCATACAAGGCATGGGCATCCAAGCGGCTCACACAGGCAGATTTTGAATAATGATTGAAGTATTGAAACTGGCGCTAAAAGCGTTGAATGCTGGCGAACATGCTCATTTGATTATGAACACAGATGGTATTAAAGACAAAGTGCGCCAAGCCATCAAAGAGTTGCAAAGCCAAGAGCCTGTGGCGTGGTTGGTAACAGGTATTACGCCCTTATTTAATGGTGAAGTTATGTTTTATACATTCAAACCAACACACAAGAATCCAGAATGGTGGCGGATTGAACCCCTCTACACCCACCCACCACAACACACAGAGCAAGAGCCTGCGGCAGATGATTTTTTTAGGATGATTGCAGATAGCAACCCAAAGCCTTTTCCACCACCACAGCGCACATGGGTAGGACTGACGGATGATGACGAGATTTTGGCAATCAGCAACACCATGCCTTATGCGGATCGTTTTGAATTTGCCAGAGCGATTGAAGCCAAACTCAAGGAGAAGAACACATGATCGACGATAAATACGGCGAACTGGCGGAGCGCCATGCCAAGGCGTTGGATGAATCAATGAAGAAAATAACTGACGATGCTTGCAACAGAGTTGAAGGGTACAGCGACCTGACACCAGCAGAACAGGAGTTCGTCAAGCGAGCGGCAATTTTGAATGTAGGTTTGCACTTTGGTGGGTTTAACAAGGAGAAGAACAATGGCAACTAATGCAAGAAGCGAAGGCTCGGAATACCCTAGCCGTGAAGATGTCCAGCGTATGCAAGACGAGGAAGACCGTGACACACGGGATTGGAATCGCCGCGAAGACAAGATAAGAGATTATTTGCGCAATCACCCGTCAGACTCATACGCCGAAGCTGAGTACAGAACAAGACGGTAACCAAAGCTGTACATCAACACCTGACCAGATGTAAACTCCAGTCCTATGCGCTGAAAGGATTGCGCCATGAAAGGACTGAAATATGACCGAGCAAAACAAGTTAGC